CTCCACAGAACTTTGCTCGTAACCTTGGACAGACAAGCCTTGGTCTTTCTCAATACGGATTGAGTGCCGCCCCTACATGGCAACAACTAGCCAATCAAATGGTAGTTTCTCCTACTGTTGGATTCCAAGCTGGAATGCAAGGGACATTGCAAGCTACTGGACTAGGAAATCAACTTGCGGCATCTGCCGCTGGATTGGGCAATCAATTGGCAGAGAGCCAGTACCAAAGTGGATTTAACCAATACCAAGCCAATCAATTGCAAAATCAGCAACAGCAACAGCTTGGATTAGAGTTGGGTCAATTGGGATTACAGGGAGCAAGTGCTTTGAACAAGGCTAGTTATTTACAAAACCTTTCTCCTTCTGCACAAGGCTATCAAAATACTATGGGAGGGCTTCCTGCCGCAACAGGATATGGAGCATATAACCAACCTGGCGGTGGATTTTACCAACAAGGAACAAATGTAATGGTTCCTGCATTTGGACAATAAAACTATGCCAATCGGATACGCCAACTTTTCTACGATCCAGCAGGGCAATCAACAGGTTATCAATTCTATGGCTGGCCTTGGTCAGCAGATTGCTGGAGCTATTGAGACTCATGCCGCTACTCAATCTGCACAAGCGATGTTGCCTATGTTGCAGAGCCAATACCAACAAGGTATGCAAAAAATCGCTAGTGGAGATCCCAATGGGATTGGAGATGTCTATGGAGCGGCTTTGACTGCATCTCAAAACCCTCTTCTTGCACCTATGGCAAGCCATGCAATCAATCTTGCTAATGCCGCTAATATCCAAACACAACATGGATTGAGAACTCTTGCCGCTCAACAGGGAGCAATGCAAAGAGCAAATCTGCGATATGGTGCTGGAATACAGCAAAAGCCAATTACAGCAAATGAAAGGGCAAATCTAATAGCCAAATATCGTGCTGGAGCCAATACTCTTTGGGATGGCGTTAAAGATAATGTGGAAGATTTTCTTGATCCATCTGGAGATGAGAAAAAAGCAAGTTCAGTTGCTAATGCAATTGCTCGATACAATGCCTATAAAGGTGATCTTGCGAGCCAAGGCATCCAATTTAGTGACCCAAACTTTGAGAATACTATTTCCCAACTTGGAGTTAAGACTCAAGATTTGCAACAAAAAGTACAGCAAGATCCAAATGCTAAAACTGGTGGAATGTCATTGCCATTTATTGGCAACATAAACCAACATCCTCTTGGTGAAGATTTCAAAACGATGCAAAGTAGATTCCAAACTATTGCTCCAAGCACAATTGGTGCGGCTAAAGCATCTGCTGGCAATCAAGATGCCCTTCTAAACTCCGCAAGAAATGCGATTCAAAAAGGTGCTGACCCTGCCGCTGTTATGAAAAGGCTTAAAGATCATGGAATTGATGCAAGTGCATTAAATCCTCAAGGAGCATCTCAAGGGTCTGCTATTCCCGCTGGACAACCTACCTCAATGATTCCTGCCGCCAGCGGAATGGGTCAACAGCCAGAAGAGCAAGAACCCACATCAGAAACAGAAGAGGAATCTTCAGCAGTTTAAGGTATGGCTGATCCGTTTGCCGACCTTATTCCTCAAGGCGAGGCGGGTACGCCTGTAACTACATACAGCATTCCAAAATCAGCAGGGGGTGCTGATGAAATGTATGATGCAGGAACAGCTAGGGGCGTTGGATCTTCAGAAAATGAACTTGGCCCTGGCATAGTAGCCGTAAATCCTAGCGTTCATCCTATTGGAACTATCTTTAGGGACGCTGATACAAACGAAGTTTATATTGCTGGAGACAAGCATGGGAATAAAAACCCTAATGTAATTGATATTTATACCCCTCCTTCTCAATACACGGGGCAATCTGGAACTAGGAATCTTGTTCCTATTGGTCAAATTCCAGCTAATCAAATCCCTAAAACCGCTACAGGAGTTGGAGAGTTGCTAAAGAATTTTGGTAAAGTCCCAGAAGGTGAGGGTGCATATACAAGCCTTGGCAAGAATCAAGAGCAAGATCCATTTGCTGATTTGATACCACAACAGCAAGCGGCTAATGCTCCGTCTCAACAACAATCTGCCGATCCATTTGCTGATCTGATTCCTGCACAGCAACCTCAAGCAAAGCCTTCTTCTACACCAATTGCTCCTATAACAAACGCTTCTGATTCGGCTTATTTGACTTCTCCTATTCCCACAGAAGAACCTCCTCAACCTAGCCAGCTTACTTCTGCTCTATCTGGAGCATTTGAAGGAACAATGGGATTGCTTGGAGGACTTGGTGCTGGAGCAATAACTGAAGCTATTGGAGTTCCAACAACAGGGCCAATAGGACTTGTTGCTGGTGTTCCTGCATTCTTTGCTGGAATGAAAGCGGGTCAACTTGGAGCAAAGGCAATTGAAAAGAAGTTTGGTTTTGAGCCAGAAGTTCAAGCATCACAGCAAGCATATCCAAAGACTGCTTTCATAGGTCAAAATGTTCCTCAACTTCCATTAGCCGCTGAATCTGCCCTTGGGTATGGAACAAAGTATTTAGCAGAGGGTCTTGGCCCTGCTCTTGGTCAAGCGGCAACTCAAGCTGGAATTGGTGCGGTTGCTGGAGAGCCAATTCGTTATGGAGTAGATGTTGCGGCTCAAAAACTTGGAGCAACAGAAGAAAAGCCTCAACCTATAACGCCAGGTAGTGTTGCTGAAACTGCCGCATATTTTGCTGGCCTTGGAGGAAAGTATGAGCCAAAAGCACCAGAGTTGGCTCCTTCTGCCAATCCTGTAGTCAATCAGCGTGAGGCGGCTATCAATGCCGCCGCTGATGCCCAAGCTCCTATTCCCGAAGCTCCAAAGCCTGTAGAGACTGCTCCTGTTTCTACTGCCGCCCCTGCCAAAGATTTGACTAGCCTCCTTACGGAACAGCTTTTCCATGAGGAAGGATCGCCAGAACATACGGCTATCCAGAAACAGATTGATGCATTAAATAAACCCGCTGAAGCTCCTGTGCCTGTTTCTGATTTAAACCAAAAACTTCAAGACCTTACGAATGAGCAAAATAGGCTTGTTATAGAAGAACTTCCAAAATACCCAGAAGGGAGTATTGGTAGGAGGCAAATTCAGAACAGAATTGATCAAATTCGTTTACAACAAGCTGATCTAAATAAGCAAAGAGAACTTGTAATATCAGAAGAAACCAAACCCGCTGAAGCTCCTGTAGCTGAAGCACCAACTCCAAAAGCTGGAGAAACTATTTCTGCAATTCACTTTTCTAAAGAACCAATGAATCTTTCAAAAGATTACATGGGATCTGAATATGCAGATAATGTCTATGGATCTGGTTTTTATGCAATGCAACCAAGCCATGAGAACATATGGCAATCAATGGATTTTCTTAAACTTGGAGCAAATAGAAATGAAGTAAATATTACTCCAAAGAATCCACTTATTATAACTCCAGATAATGTTGGAGAGTTTGTTAATAAATGGAAGCAAGAAACTGGAGAAACAAGACCTCATATGTTTGATTCTTGGTTAAAGGATCAACTTAATAAAAACAATAATGATGCAATTGTTATTCATGGATTTTTTGATAAATATCCTACCGATGTTTTATCAAAAGTTGATGATGAGGTTAGGAAAATATGGAATCCAGAGTTCCCAGAGGGTAAAACTAGTGGAAGATTCTTAAATGGAGATGAATTAGAAAATGCACAAAACAAAGTTTCTAAAAAACTTTATGGTATTCCATATGATGATTTAGTTATGGAGACAAAAATGCAGGATCAAATATATGTTCCTGCAAAGCATTCTGACATAATTGAAAAGAAACCCGCTGAAGAACCAGCACAACCTACACAACCAAATGCCCCTAAAACAAGGAAAGTCGAAGAAGGTAATCAGCCAGAACATCCGAACGGAGATGAAACACGGCAAACCGCAGAAACAGGCGGTGGCAATCGCCCTGTCAAAGGCGGGGAAAAGCCGCAAGAAGAAGTAACGCCTATTACAGAAAACACTAGGAATACAAATCGTGATTACAGAGGCTACCCAAAAGGAACTCAAGTAGAGATTGTCTCAAGAAGCAAAGATCCTTTATCTAGGGATGTAACCATAAGATTCCCTGATGGAAAAACTGATTCATTGCCAGAGGCGTGGCTTAAAAAGCCAAAGACATCTGCAACAAAACCAAAAGAAACCCTTCCGAATCTTGTTAAAACAAGGGGAAGAGATGCAGTAAATGATCTTCTTAATGAGTGGAACGAGGCTGAATTAAGCCCAGATGGTAAATACATTTTGGGCATTGTTGATCCTAGATCAACAATGAAGCCAGAACGTATTCCTGTGCGTGAATTTCTTGATTGGTTGCAAGAGAAAGAATCAACCAAAATTGAATCTCCTGTTTCTGAAAAGAAAGTTGAACCAACACAACCAGCAGAAGTAGTTCTTACTGAAGAACAACAAGCAGAGAAAGTGCTGCTTGATAAGATTGATGCTGAAGCTGGCAAGCCAAAAGCTCCAAAGCCTAAAGCTCCAAAAACTAATCCCTATACAGAAGTATTGCGTCGATATGAAAGCGGGGAAGAAGATTCTATCAGTACTCCACAGGAACTTGTTTCCGAGCTTTTTAAGGTAGCTAGGAAGCAACGCAACCAAGCTTTAAAGGATGCCATAGATAGGTTCCATGAGGCTATGGATGTTGGTGCTGATATTGATCCAGAAGTTGAAAAGCTGATTAATGAGGTAAATCGTGAAGCTGATGCCTATGGCAAGCCAAAGCCAAAGAAAGGCCCAAAAGAGAAAGCTCGACCATTTGGTGCTGGAGATGACATTATTGAATACCTTCAAGCAAATAAACTTCAGAGCAAATTCTATTGGCAGAAAGCACTTAGAAGGAGGGGAGAAACTCCAGGCGAAGGAGAATATGGATCAGTACCAACTTTACCCAAAAGACACTCTGATAGCCTCTATGGAAAATATGGAGAAGGTCAAACCCCCAATGATGCCATTCTAGGGCTTCATATGGATGGGAAAGCTCTTGATATACAAACTCCCGATCAACTTTGGGATTACATTAAAAGCCAATCTGACACAACGCTACGGGCTGAAAAAGAAGAAGCTCAACAAGATTCTGAACTTAAAAAGCTAGAAGATGCTCAAAAAGAAATAGAGGCCGCTAAAGACAATCCAGATAAACTAGCCGAAATTGAAGCACAAGTATTGCGAGATCATTTTGAATACTTGCGTAGGCGTAATCGTGGAGAAGGTGCATATACCGAGCTTCCTCGCATTATTTATGATGCCGCAATCAAGGTTGGAGATTCCATAAGGAAAGGAGCAACTTCTTTTAAGGATTGGTCTAACAAAATGATCTCCAGACTTGGAGAAGGTGTTCGTGACTTCCTCAAAGACATCTGGGCTGGCGTTCGGGACAACTGGAACAAAGATATTGGCGGTGGATCTGATACAGGCGGTCGTTCCCGTGAACAGGCACAGCGTGAAGCTGAAGCTAAATACGGCCCTAAAGCTCCTACTGATAGAGAATCATTTGCAAAGAAAGCCGCTGATGCTCTCCTAAAGGGTCGTGGTACTCCTATTACAGAAGAGGAGATGCAGAACATCCTGTCTAGGAAGTTCCCTGGCATTACCTCCCGTGAGGCATCTGATCTTTATGCTAGTGCTACAGGAACGCCAAAGCCTCCTGCACCTTATGCTGGTATTGCCGCCGAACCATCTGGAGAGAAAATTTCTCTGAAGAATGAAAATGCAGATGCAGAAACAAAAGCTCTTGGTCTTCCAGAACTTACTCAACAAGACGAGCAAGAGATGAATGCCGCAATGGATCGTGCTAAAGCCACAAGTGCAGAAGATCCAATGGCAGGGCAAAGATTGGCAGAATCTCTTATTGCAGATCCTAGAAGGTCATTAACAGGAGATGAATCGGCTTTGCTTTTGAAGCATAAGACTGATTTATTTAATAGCCTTAACAAAATGGCAGAAGGGCTTACAGAAGGAAGTCCAGAACAGAGATTTGAAAAGGGTCTTGCTTATGATAATGCAAGCAAGGCTTACCATGATCTTCTTCAAGCAATCAAAGACAGAGGAAGTGAGTGGGGAAGAGAAGGCCGCTGGAGGCAAGCATTGCTTCACCAAGATTACACATTTGCTACTCAAGAAAGGCTTGCTACTGCCGCAAAGAGAAAGCCCCTTACTTCAAATGAGAAAACAAAACTTGCTGAAGAAACAAAGCGTCTTACTGAAATTGATAAAGAGATAGCAGAGACACAAGAAAAAGAGGCAAACAAACAAGAGCAGAAAAAAGCAGAACAAGAAATTAAGAATGCTCCTCAAGTTGATCCTTATATTCAAAGCATAGTTGATCGTGTTAGAAAAAATGTTTCTAGTGCCGCTGATGCCGCAAGGGAGAGAATTAGACAAAGGAGAGCAGAGGGAAGGCTTTTTACTGGAGTAGATCCAACTGATATTGCTGATTATGCAATTATCGGTGCTGATCATCTTCTTGAAGGAACAACAAGATTTGCTGATTGGTCTTCAAAAATGATTGGTGAATTTGGAGAAAAGATTCGTCCTTATTTAGATGATATATTTAAGAAATCCAAAGAGTTTAATGAGAAACAGATTGATAAAGAATCCAAGGGTTCTAAATCAGTAAATAAGCGTGTTTCCAAAGCCGCATCTCCAGAAGAAAGGATTCGCAAAGGTCAAGAAACAAGGGCTAGAAATAGGCTTGAGCAATTAAAACAGGAAGAAGAACGCCAAAAGAAAGGTGATTTTAGCAAGCCTGTAAAGAAAGCTCCTATTGAGCCATCAGAGGAAACCAAAAGACTCCGCATTGAAGCTCAAAAGATCAAAGATCGCATTGACAAGCGTAGGGCTGATTTTGAAAAGGCAAATAGACCAGCAGTTAATAAAGTTCTTGATGCAATATCTGCATTGAATCGTTTTAACATTTTGAGTCATGTTACGGTTCTTGAGCATTTGGCTGGAGCCGCTGTCGAGAATATTGTTACACGACCAGTATCTTCTACTCTTTCTCAACTTTTCCGTTTCAACAAAACACTTGATGCCATTAGAAGGAAAGCTGTTTACGAAGGTGGATTAAGTGCAAAGTCAGAACTCAAGGGAGTTTTTGGAATAGCGACATCAGCAAAAGATATTTGGAATAAGTTGCTAAAAGGCAAAACAGATATTGATTGGCTATATGGAGGAAAAAATAACTATGCTCCTTCTTTTGTTAGGGCTGTTGAGAATATTCACGGAGCAATGAAAGAGCCTGTTCGACAAGGTATCTTCTCTCGTTCTCTACAATTACGCATAGATGCCGCTGAAAAAATGGGGCTAGATCCTACTAATGATGAAGTTCTTTATCAAATCCTAGCATCTGAAGCTGTTAATGATGCAAACATGGATATTTTCATGGGAGATAATTTTATCACCCGTGGAATTAGAGGTCTTATGCGAGGATTTGAAGCAAACAAACAATCGCCTCGCCTCGGAAAGTTTGTATCTGCGTTAATGGATATTGCCATGCCAGTTATGAATGTTCCGACAAATATCGCTATTAGGAAAATGCGATTAGCTGGTGGATTAATTGGTGAATTTCCTACTCGATTAGCAATTGCCGCAAAAGAAGGCAAGCTGGCAAACGGAGCAGAGGCTTTAACTACTCAAGAGGCAGAGCAAATAATGAGAGCATTCAAATATGGGACTCTTGGTATTGCAATTGGTGCTTATGCTTGGACTCACTCAAATCAATTTGGTGGCATCATAAACAATGTTGGCCCTAATGCCCCAGAAAACAAGGATCTCAAAAAGGGAGAAATGGAACTTGGGGGAATAAAGATTGCTCGTCCTTTAGGTCACGGCCCTGTTGCCACATATATGAACATGGTTGCTGATGCACGAAGGATGTATGATAAATCTGTTCGCAATAACCCAAACAGCAAGTGGAGTAGTCTTTCAGAGCCAGCTTTCTTTAGTATGTTTGTATCTGGACTAGGAAGTATGCCTCCAGCACAAGCCGCTACAAGATTCTTCTCCCCATTCACAACTGCTGGTCAGAAAGTTGGTCAAACTCTCCGTGATATGCTTATACCTGGAGCAGTTCAAGATGTAGCCGCAAAGATGGATACAAAGTCACAACCAAAGGATTTCATTGACATGATTGAGGCAGAGCCAATCAAGCGTTCTCCAAAAACATTAGAACAGGAAATCATGAAGGGAATACCTGGATTAAGACAAAAATTGCCAATGTCAAAACCAAGGGGTAGCCATGCAGGATCATCATCTTCAAATATACTTGGAGGATCTGTCGGTGGTCGTAGAAAGTCTGGTGACATACTATAAATTCCACTTGCCAACTTTCCCTAAATCGGAAAGTCTGTAGTTTCACTTCAGCAACCACATGAAAAAGTATAAGCGTGGAGACAAGCGAGAAGACGGCATGATCTTTTGGCAGTATGATTCACCAAATAAAGAAAGGTGGCTTACTGAAGAAAAGTACAAAGAAGTAAAAGATAGAGTTTCTATGTATTCCATGAAATACAGAGAAAAGCATTCAGAAAAAGCCAAACAAACTACCAAGGATTGGTATTATAAAAACAGAGAATATGCTATTGCATATAACTCTACCCAAAAATCAGAACGGAGAAAATCTGATGTTATTTATAGATTGAAATGCAATTTAAGTAGATCAATAAACAGGTCTATTAAAAATATGGGTTATCCAAAGAACTCCAGATCCATCAAAGTTCTTGGATGCGATTGGAATACATTCAAGAATCATATTGAATCCTTTTTCAAGAAGGGAATGACATGGGATAATTATGGAGAATGGCACATAGATCATGCAATTCCATTGCGTGTTGCCAAGACAGAAAACCAAATCAAAAGTCTAAATCATCATACCAACTTGCGACCCTTGTGGTCTAAAGAGAACTTGTCCAAAAACGACAATATAACTTTTGAAGCATTGTTGTGGACATTTTGCAGAAAACTGAATATCAAAGATTACTACAGCAACCACCAATATGTCTAAAAAGTACATCCTACCGCCTTCCCTTAAATACCCTTTCGAGGAATCCGAGTTCCCTGGTGATCTCAACCTCCGTGAAATCCGTGAGCAGGGAGAGAAGAACAAACTCCCAGAAGTCAGCTTCTACCAAGCTATCGTCATCGCCCTGCTAGAGCAGAGGAATTACTTTGTCGTAGAGACGCTACGATATGCCAAGAAGTACGGACAACTACCACAAGAAGATGGAAACGAACCAGCAATTAACGAATCTAATTCCCCCGAATCCGAGGGAATTAAAGCAGAAGCGGAAGTACCAGAAACGCCGCAACTCAAAGTCCTCCCAAAGCCAGAGGAAGAGCCAACCAAGCGATTCACCAAGACATATGGAGAAGAAGAGCAATCCTAATGATGCTTGGCTTGCAATCCTTTCGGGGCTTGCGGCAAGTGGCGAGCTATCTCCAGAGACGCTTGGTACAAAGGGTGGAGTTGATCGGGTTAAGGTTCTCGCTACTCATGCCGCTGGTCTAGCCAAAGTCTTTCATGCCGAGTTCGTGAAAGCCAATGCCTAGTGTTCATGTCAATACAGGACGCTATGGCGACATCATAGCCTTCCTTCCTGTTCTTCTAAATGAGTATAAAGAAACTGGCATAAATCCTCGTCTGGTAATTGCCAAAGAGTATGCGGACATTCTTGATGGTGTTAGCTATGTTGATCCTCTTGTATGGGATGGAGCGTTTGAGGATGTATCTGGATCAATCCAATTTGCGAAACAATTCACAGATGATGTCAAAACCTCTCAAGTGGTTGGCATCTCCGATGTAATCGTTAGCCAAGTCTATGGCAATAGCCATGCCCCCAAGATTGTCTGCGATTCTTTCCTCAAGGATGCTTGGAAGCTGGCAGATAAGCTAGATCTCTGGCCTAGTCAGCCGCCCTTGGTATTTGATAGGAGGGATAAGAAAAGAGAACAAACTCTTACCAAGGGTCTTGGTAAAGATAAGCCTTGGCTTGTGGTAAGCACAGGAGGGGTGTCATCTCCTTTCCCTTACAGCGATCTGCTATGGGAAATCCTTAATCATTCCCTGCCAGAGTTTCATATCGTTGACCTAGCCAAGATAAAGGCTGAACGGATGTATGATCTGCTTGGAATCATGGATCATTCTAATACAGCGGCAATGATATTGACTGATAGTGGCCCCCTACACCTCTCATATGCCTCTACAAAGCCTGTTCATGCTCTAGTGGCAGATTCTCCTAACCTATGGCATGGCACAGCATGGCGGCCATCCTATGCGTCCTATACACGCTACAAGAATTTCCCAAGAGAAATAACTAGGATCTTGGATCTGATCCGTAACCCTCCCGTAAAGCCAAAGTATCCCAATATCATCCATGTTTATCAGCGTACTCCTTGGGAAAGTGGCGAGGAGAAGCGTAGGAATGCGGTAGCAAAGAAGACATGGGATAAGATCGGTTGGGTTGATCTAGGGTTGGATGACTCCTGTTTTGTAAGAAACTCATCCAATGTCATACCTAATGAGAAGAAGAATATCCCTATGATTAAGGATATGATCCGAATGGCTTGTATTGGTAGAGAGGATCGTGATGTGATCGTGCTAACCAATACGGATACTTGTGTTGCATCTAACATAGTTGAGCGGCTTGTTGGCAATATGCCAGCGTATGCATATCGCTATGACTTCAATAAAATAGATGGGCCTATTCCAGATGATGAGATTATCTATGGAACCAAGTATGCAGGGTGTGATCTCTTTGCTTTTAGAGTTGGTTACTGGCGTAGAAACCATCACCTATTTCCAGACATGGTTCTTGGGAGGGAATCATGGGATAGGATCATGCGAGAGTTGTTTAAGTTATCCCAAGGGAGAGAGCTTTATAGTGCAATCTACCATGAGAAACATGATTCCTTTTGGGAGAGTGCTGTAAATATCAATAGTGATCCCTCTAATTTGAGGAACAGAATGCTTGCTAGGAAATGGCTCCAAGAGCGGAATATGCCACTAGAGGAGTTGGAATCAAGGAACTACGAGGGAAAGTTTAAGAAGATAACAAAGAAGCGTTAAAAACATCCCCATTGTTTAGCCATTGCTTTGGCTATCCCTGGATAAGTTTTTGATCGCTCTTTCCATCTTGTGGGTGATGGCCCTAATTTGTTTTGACCGCTTGCTGTCTGATTTTCCCATCTGCCAGATTTTGGCAATTCAATAATATCGGTTGAAAGAAGGGGCGGCATATTCTTTAACCACAAACAGGTTTTCTTGCTTTCTGGATGTCCATGCTCCCAAGGGTGAATAATGCAATCTGGTTTTCTTATTCTAGTAGAGATTACGCCCACGGGATTTTCTATTGCTATTCTATGGATTGGAGCATCCATTAACATTTTCACAAATTGAAGAGCATTTTCTGTAAGTTGTGGATCTCTTAATCCTCGTTTTGTCCAATGCATTCCAGATACACAAAGATATGTGCAGGGTGGAAAAGCAATCATCATATCCCATCCATCATTTATGATGTCTTTTATGTCGCCTTGGTAATGTTTGCCTGGAACATCTGTTGGCAATAAATCACAAGATGTTGCGTCCCATCCTTGATCCTTGAATGCATCTCTTACACGACCAGAGTATTCACAAGCTACTAAAAGTCTCTTCATCTTACTCTCCTTCTTTATCCTCTGGAACTATAACGCATGGCGTTATACGATATTCTGGAACTTGTGGTTGGGGATAGATCGTATAATACGCTCCTGCATCTCGACCATCTGTTGCTGATAGGTTGGCAACATAGATCGTCTGCATTGGTATTGGCTGGATAGGAGCGAATAAAGATCCTGCTGTTACAAGTGGAATTAATGGGTTCATGTTGTTGCTTATTATAGTTCTGATAGTGCTTTTAGAAGTTTGTCTCTTTCTGCTTTGGTTTTTGCATGTTCCTCCCTTTCAATGCACAAACTTGATCTAATTATTCCTTTTTGAATATCTTCGCCAGTTCCGCAATACCATACAAAAGCCTTTCCAGTTGCTTGAATGAATGATTGCGGAGCCGCATTGCAGTAATCACAACTATGATGAATTTCTTTCATAGTTTGTTTTTGTGGTTTACGCTACTCATGTGCCAATTGCCTCGCTCAATATCACATTCATAGGCTCGTAGGAATCCCGTTCCTCCGAATCCCTGTTTCAGCCTGTGCTTGATAGCGGCATCACATTTTGATTCAGAAGAGAAAGCTGATTTGCCACAGGCACAAGTCTTGGGCTTATCACGGCCTTTGATTAGCCCCATCTCTAGGGCTTCTTGCTTGTTAATAGGAGGTAGGTCTGGAGTATCCATGCCTAGTTCATTAAGTATGTTGTCTATTGCTGATCTCATATTCTTTTGAATCCTTTGTCGCTGTAATGCCAATCTACTTGTTCAAAGTATTCGCACTTGTCCTGTCCTTCTTCTGGCTTGAAGTCAGAATAGTATTGGTACTCTGATGCAGGGGCTAGATACCTCCAGCATTGCATATGCGATGGGCAATTTGTGTTTTGGCATTTAGATATGTCTGTCATTGGTTGATTTCTTTCTTTAGATCGCTCAAATCTTTACATGACTTCCTTGCATCTGCTGGTGTATCCCAATCCATGATGCGATTAGCAATGTCTATGGCCCTAGTAAGTTGACCTTCAATCTTCTTACAAAGATCATGGCAAGCCGCTGTATCTTCCCAATGAGGGTTTTCAATCCAATTATGGCGTAATGCCTCTCCAAACTTATCTGATCTTGGAGTATCTGATTTAGATGTCTCCACAAGGAAGTCACCTACAAGTTGTTTGATTTCCTCACTCATCTAGTGCGGCTATTATTGCCTCGCTGATCTTTAGAGTCTTGCCTAAAGAGTTAAGAATCTGGATCTCTGATAGAACCGATTCAAGATAGGCTATACGCTTCTCTAGGCGTTCGATAATGTCTTCTTCGCTCATGTCGTTCATAGTGATTTTAGGTATGCTTGCTGGATGTAGGTTGGATCTTCTCTGAATTGCGTGGCTAGGATACAGGGAGGATAGCCTTCTTGGGCTTTCCATGCCTTGTAGTGATCGTAGTCAACTTTTCTTGTAGGTGTAATTAACTTTGGTTTGGGCTTTACAGGCTCCAAGGGTTTCTCAACCTTGTTTAGCCAGTTAATTATGAATCTCTTGGTCTTCTGACGGCGAGGATTAATGGATAGCCAAGCGTCAATACGCTTCATCTCTGTGGCTAGATCGACCCAAGGATAAAGATCCTTGAGAGATTCCATCCACTCTTGATCGGTTGGCTTGGTCTTGGTTGCCTTAAATGGGCGACCACAACAGGGACAGATGTCGGGTTCAGAACTGCTCATATGACCATTCCTTTTTTTTGTATTGGACTCCCACAAAGGAAAACCAAGGATGGTTCTCGGCGGCTACCTTAATCTTTACTCTGCCAGTTGATTGCCAAAATCCTTTAACTTCATGGAACTCTATTGTTCCATCGGCATTAATGATAAAGAAGTCGGGAAGGTAGCTTGTCAACTTGGCTAGTTTTAGATTGATAGCCTCAAATCCGTAGTGGTGGATCTCTCCTGCTTGTTTGCGTTGTTCGAGAAGAGCGGCATAAGCTTGTTCTGTCTTGTTCATCGTACCAACAACTCGCCTGGTCGTGTTTGCCTTTGCTTTGAATTTTCTCATATTATTTATCCCTGCCAAACTATTTCTTGTTTTGACTTTTGATATTGTTTGATCTTTTTAATCTCTAGCTCCGCATGATGGAATGTATCCATATAAGTAGGGCTTTTAATTGGGCGATGAGTTAGCCAGAAGCATAACCACTTTTTTTGGATAAAATACTGATTGCATCTTGTTTTTATGATTCTAAATTGTGATCTCATTTAGGTTCTTTGCATTTTCTGCAATAGGATTCGTGGTGGTAATGAGTTTCGGCTTTTAGCTTCTGGATCTCGTCTCTGATTTCTTGAATTTCTACAGACATTTCATTTATGCACATTGATATTCGGAACCATTGATGATCATCTTTAAGCGGCATCTCCTCCTGCTTTGGGGCATTATTGGGGCATAACGGGCGGCGGGTGCGAATTTTTGTTATGTCGCATTTCTCTCCGATCCATCCGTGAGGAACTTTGATCCACTCGCCTAATGAGGTTGGGTTGTATTCATCGTATGCCCCGATCACCTCGTCATAGCCCAACTCTCGCCAAGCGGGAGCGGGTTCAGGGCATATAGTCTCGTAAGGATGAAGCGTGTGCTTGGAATGGGGTTGTCCACAATTCTTGCACACCCTCTTTGTTACTGGTTCGGTGCTTTCGATCTTTCCGAAGCCTCCGTACCACTCGTCCATCGTTGCCCCGTCTTGGGTTTCCTCTGACGCGGGGGCGAGTTGGTTCACTTCCTTGCATAGATCAGCAAAGTCGTTAGCGGCTTTCAAACGATCCTCAAAATGCCAGTCGCAATAATCTTCGCTGTTAATGAAAGCCAGCTTCCGTAGGGTTCTTGCAATCTCAATAGCTCGGTTCAGAAGCTCCCTGAGCCTTGCGACCTCGTTGTCTAGTACGTTTCTATCCTCGATCATGGTGTCTCTTGATTCAGTCATGTTTTCTAGCAGTCTACAGAACCTTGCGACCTCGGCTTCTAATTTGAGATTCATCTCTCCAACTGGTTCACACGCATAGCATGACCCTTGGCATCCTCGTTTAAGGCGATCAATTTCCTCACGGAGCCTTGCGACCTCGTTGTTGGTTTCTTTGCTCGTTGTCATATTTACCATGATATGTCCTCCATGTTTTCCAAATCCTCTACCCGATTAAAGATAGTGCTTGGGTGTTTTAGATACTTATGTGGTGTCATCCAGCAATCTCGCTGGCCTTCACTACTCCTAAAGAACTCGTCTCTCCTTGTTTCGTGACCATATAGCCAGCCAACAATAAGAGCCTTGTTTCCATTAGTCATTACCTTCACATACTTTCTATCTGGACTATCATCATCTCTCGTAATGAGGGTTAGATTCTGATCAGATGTCCTAACTTCAATATCCTCAAAGCAATCGGGTATGCCATGAAAGGTATTGACCTGTGGAATGAAAAACCGATCAGCAAACTTGGCAAAGGCAATCTCTCCTATCGCTCCTATGATGGAATGATTAAGGATTCCTAACTTATTACGCTTCATGGTATAGGTGTGATTCCTCTTATCCAAAGATGAGCAAGTCACTTGGAGTAAGGCAGAATTAACAGCGGCATGAAATTCAGTTGGAGATAGATGAATCTCTACTGGATTTATGTCACTCATTAAATCTAGGAAAGTTAATCGTTCCTACTTCTGTTATGTTGTGACTCTTTTTATTAGAAACAACTTCTAAAAATGGCTTGGTTTTCTTAACAGATTTTACTCCTGCCATGAATGCCTCCATGACCCGATCCTCGATAGAAGGGATTCGATTCCCTTCCATGAGTAAACGGATATGTTCAGTCTCAAGGTATTTATATGCTTCTTCTGGGTATTTCATTTTACAAGTCCTGTTTCGTAAGCAAGTTTATCCATCTGTGACGAGAAGATATAAGAGAACTTATACCCATCTACTATTCCATTTTCATTTTTAGCGTTCTGCTCTGCATAGGCTTCAGCTTCTTTGATTAGCTTGTTACGCTTGCGGATGTAATCGCAATTATGCCATTCGGGAATGCGGCTATACTCATTTCCTTTAGAGTCTTTAATCTCTTGGCAAGAGCAATAGGCAAGGATGCCTTTAACTGGTTTCATGGTGGTTGCTGTGGTTGCTAAAGGTTAGAAAGGAATCGGCCCATCATCTAGATCGTCTCCACCCCAAGTATCCTGTGGCTTCGGTGCTGGCTTCTCCCTGTTCTGGAATGCCTTTGCTGGCTTGATCTTGTCTCCCCATCCAGATTGAGTGCTTCCTGCCTCATCCTTGACCTTGTAGTTGCCAATGATCTCGGATTTTACTCCTGCGTCACGCTGTTCCTTGCTCAAGCTATGCTTAACTGATCCATCGTTATCGTATTGATCTTTGCCATCACGATTGGGCCAGCAGATTAGGTTGAGGAAAACGGCTTTACTGCCATCCTTTTTTGTTACTTCCTTGAGGAGTGACTTGTCAATTTTGGTTACATCTATGCTTAATGTGAACATGGTTTTGTTTGGTTGGTGGTTTTACTGCGGTTGATATGGTGTATGTTTATCTTCTTCGTTAATGAATCCCTCTCCCACTAGATAACGGAAAAGGTTTTGGAGTTCTTGCGGCGTGAGCGAGCCATTATCCACGGGATAAGCGAAATAGTTGCCAGGGTAATACATGACAACAAACTCACGCCCCTTAAACTTAATCCATAATGCTCTTGCATCTTCGGGGTATTCATTAGCGGTCACGGGAGATTGAGGGTTCCGATTCTTTTGTCTCAATGATCCAGCCGAGGATCTCGTCAAGTGCGGCTTTAGCATCCTTTCCCTTGATTCCCTTTGCTTTTGCGTATGCTTTCTCCAATGACGATACGCTAATCTTTGCACAATCCATGATAGAATCATGTGAAAGTACGCCAGACAATGCAGATATAGCGGCATTGGTATCTGTGACATTACGAATTGTACGCCCTTTTGAGAGTGATAATCCAGCAATTTGAGATCCTGCCATGAGCCGTGACTTGAGTTCCTTTCGGATCTCATCAATGAAATCCTCCACAATGAGAGCCTTCGCATCCAGAGATGCTAATTCCTCATTAGATAGAGTAGATACGGCTACGCTAGAGGCTACCTGTAGGGTGGTTGTAGCGGCTTGAGCATTTCCATAAGCGTCTGGACATATGCCTTTAGCACGACACCATTTACAAGCATCTGGAGAAGGGTTTCTTGGAGCATTAGGGAATGATGAAGCATGAACGATGCCAACAATCTCCTTCTTTGCGGCGGCAAGTTCCTCCTCGTTGTATTCAGCAATGGTTGTCCCTCCTGCAAGGGGTTGGATAATGCTTACAAGGATGGTTTTGAGTTCGGGGAATGCGTTTTTTACCAAGACGGCATAAGCCTTCAGTTGGGTATTCTCACTCGCTTTACTCTGTGCTGTCCTTCCTGTTTTGTAGTCGCTGACGATTGCTGTCTCTTCACCAAAGAAGTCAATGCGGTCGATAGCTCCAGAGAATAGATCATCGTACCAAAATCGCTCCTCTACAACGCTCTTGGTTATTGACCCTAGATCCAGTTGTCGGATCATGTCGGAGTATTCGCTCAAGCATCTAGTGGCGATCTCTTGGCCCTCTTCGGATAGTTCCTCAAAAGGTTTCTGATCGGCTAGGACGGCATGAATATCCGTACCTAGCTTCATGTATTGATTCTCTTCCTGTTGGGGAAGTGTCTGCTCCAAGTTCCAAGAACCTGGGCATAGTGCAAGTCGGCTGAATCCGCTTGCCGATGGCTTTCCGTTGCGTTCGTCCATATTATTCAACCCTCCAAACACGGGTTCCTCCATTTTCGAATTTGCTAGTAAATTTGAATCCTGTTCTTGCATGTGCACATTGAATTGAAGCGGTTAAATTTGGTTTTGGAGCAAAAAAAGAATCTCCTATATTCATTAAATCAAAAGGGTATTTTGTTCTTTTTAATTCTGGAATAGGTATTCCTTTATCTATTTTAATCATATTAAAGAATTGGCTTGAATGCCTTTACATCGTCCCATTTCTCAATGAGTCGGTTCATTACTGGTTCGGATAGCTCCCAAATCCTTACGCTACGATCCTTGACTGCCTTCTTTGCGATAAGAAACTCCATGATATGCTCTGGAGAAATCTTGTCGGTATCCATCATGCTTTGGAGCATATCCATTACAGATTGGGGAAGCTCCTTCACCTCCTGCTTTTTAACTACTGGCTTCTCAACTTTAACTGGCGGCTTGGAAGCAATCTCCCCATCGTCGTCATCGTCGGCGGTGATTCCTAGAATGGAACTAATGGCATAGCGTTTGGCATAGGTCAAAGCTGATCCTACTCCCTGTGCTGATTGATCTTTAAGCGGCAATAGAAGGGTGCTTTCCCTTGTCTCGCCAGACTTGTGAATGATCCTTGTGACAACTCCAGCCTTCCCATCTTCAAAGAGGGGTTCCTGTGAGATTCCAAGGCCGTTAGATGCCATGATAGGACGAACATCGTCCAGAATAGCGTCTAGTGATGCGTAGCGGTTCTTAAAATGCGGATTGACTGCATTCTTGGCTACGTTGCGGAGTTCCCCAAGTGCTTTAACAAATGAGGCGTTGAGTTGACTAGCGGTGTTGTTTTCGTTTATGTTCATGTTGGTTCCTAGCGTGGTTGCTGAACTAAAAAGTGGCGTAGGAGTTTGTTCATGGCTCCTACGCCACATTTGTTTTAGTATCCTTTCTTCATGCCCTTTTTAGGCATGGATTTCTTGGTTTCCATCTTCTTGCCCTTCATGGGCTTGCCTTTGGCCTCTGCCATGACTTTCTTTGCGGTGGTCTTTTTCATTTGCGTTGTTTCAATTAGGGTGTGATTTTTTTGTGGCTTGGTCTGCAACTTTGTGCGGATCAGATTTTTGATTGCGTCGAGCATTAGGAAGCGGATGTTTCAGTCTCGGCGGCGGCGGCATCCTGCTTGTTGCCTCCCGTGACGAGTGCGTGTACTTGCTGAAGAAGCTCAAGGTCAATGGTTCCGAGTGCGGAAGCGATCTCTTGGGCTGTTTGGTTCAATGTGACTAGGTTCGTTGACATGGTGTTTGTTGGTTGTTGTTTTGTTACTTGCATCCCCAAGCCCTTAATGACTTGTTGATGCGAGAATTTGGATCTTTAGCGGTTTTGGAACTGGTTAGCTTTGAACGCATCCCTTTCATCCTGGAACAGAATGACTTCTTTCTGGCGGCATCCTTTTCGGTTTTAGGGTGAGGTGCTGGCGGCTTTAGATGACCTCCAGTTGCCTTGTTATAGGATGCTCTTCCCTTGGCGTTGAGTCCTCCCTTGGGGTTTTTACCCTCCTTCCGTGTCCATGCTTCAGACATATTATTTTTTCTTTGCGGTTTTGGCTGATTTACGGAAAGCGGCGGCGGTAGGTGCTCCCTTGCTACCTGGCTTTCTCATGTGTTCTCCAGAGCCAGCGGCGATTCTAGCTCTCTTCTTTGCGATATTGGCGTATAGTCCTTGTTTCATTATGCGGCGGCGGCAAAGTGGCGTTCGACGATCATTACCATGTATTGTGACATGGATCGGCGTTCCATAGAAGCGGCTTCTTTCACTTTCTGCTTTAGTTCAAGTGGGAAGTAGAGTCCAAGGAAAGCATGGGTTTTCTCGGCGGCGGCGATGTCTGTTGTGGTTGGTTCGGTTGGTGTTGTCATGGTTGTTAAAGTTGGGAAGTGATGATTGCATCTGCTGAAAGCGGATACAAGGTTATTTTCTAAAAAGTTTGTGCTTGAGTTTCGGTACGGATAATAGATGGCCCTGCTTGTCTAGGTGCTTTAGGAAGCTATACCAGCATAGCATTTCCTTGTGGCCTATAGAGTCGTGAGCTAGGTATCGGTGGAGAGAGATAGGTTTCATGAAAAGTATTCAATGCAGTATTCAATATCCACTTCCGTTCCACATTCGGGACATTCGTAGGGTTCTACTTCGGCGGGATCACCCTGGATAGCATCTTCCATCCTTCCGTTCATGTTTCTGTCTGGAGTCGGCGGTGTGTAGTCAACCTCAAACTCGCATTCGCATTCTTCGTTTTTACAGGTATAGTCGTGTTGCATTGGTTTAGTTATTGGTTGCTGTTTGCTGGCTGTTTTCTTTGCGTTTCAATTCCTGCAAGTCAAGATTGGCATTAAGGATTTTAACCTCTAGTTCTAGGATACGGATCTGATCGGCGATTGAGTCAAGGCGGCGGTTTGTTTCATTTCCTGGTCTGTAATTCAGACAAAGGTCTGCTATGTGTTCTAAATCATCGTTTTCCATGTCGTCGGCGTTGTTATTGGTTAATGTTGAATATGGAATCTAGTCGGGTGTGTGTTTTAGATTGAGCGGCGGCGGTATCGTTTGCAAGAGATTTCAGCTTCTTTTTTATCACAAGTAGTTCGGCGGCGATTTCTCTGGCCCTGGCGGTGCTGATCTCTATGGTTGGATTGTTGAAGCGTTCCGAGCCTTTTATCAGAGTATAGAAGAGCGGTTCTATGCTGGTAATGAGTCGGTGCGTATCAGTAATCAAGTCGGCGGCGGCGGTGTTAATGGTTAAGGTTTTTTAGGTGTTGGTGTTGGTTTCATTAGGGCATCTTGGAGCCAAGAGAAGCCTGTGTTATTGGTCGGCGGCGGCGGTTCTGCTGGTAGCTTTTCCCCTGCTAGGTTGAAGGGCATATCTGTCTCGGAAATGAGTTGGAACTGATCCTGGGGGCGTGGTTTTCTTTTCATGGTTCGGCGTTGGCGGTTAAGATTCGTAAGCGGCAAGGTAGTTCCGTAAGAAGTCGGGGAGATTGTTACCCGTGAAGAGTGCGGCAATCTCTTGGGCTTGTCTTTCGGTTATGTAATAGCCTAAAAAGGCGGCTTCTAATGTGATGTTATATATATTCATTTATTTCTCCTTTATTGTATGGTTTTCAGTTGTGAGTTTATTTTTTCAATCTGTCCGTTGATCGTGTCGAGTTGGCAGAGAATCCTTGTGATGATGTCGTCTAGCGTTTCCTGCGGCTCCATGGGTTCAAAAAATGAGTCTTCATGGTAGGTGTGGGTGTCATCTCCTGGGCAATTATCTTTTGGGATAATGTGGAATTTCTTTTCATATCCGCAATTTTTGCAGAGCGTGTCCATGTTGTTTAAATGGTTGTTGTGGTTGTTTTGGTTGTTCATAGTTTCAGCAGTTTGGCATGGGGTGAAGTGTTCCGTTGCTCCATTCGATTACCTGGCAAGGGTGATAGGCTAGGAAGTGCCGCATTTTTTGGGCTACCTTGTTCCTGCATCGGTGCTGATGATCGCTCAAGAGCAAGCGAGGGTTGGTCACTCTATTGTAGATGCTGGCGGCTTTCTGTGCTGTTTTTAGGGTCATATTTTTATGAGTTGAAGATTAAGGCTGTTAAGATTAGGACAAGGAAAGCAAGCACTAGGCAAAGGCCAAGAAACTGCGTGACCTGGCGTTCGTGCTTCTCTTGGCGATACTCGACAAGGGCTGGTGATGGTGAGGTGAAGTTTTCCATAGTTATTGCTCCTCAAATCCGTCGAACCATACACGCCCGATTCCTACCTCTTGGGCCGTTTCATCTGAACAAGTGCGAGAAGATGTCTCGGGATTTTGGCAATGCTCTTTTGCTTCTGCAAGCGTCAGCCCCGTGGCAATCACTTCACGATCTCCGTCAAAGAATCCTCTGATGATTTTATATGTGCTCATATTTTTTTCTCCTTTTTGATTAAATGTCTTCTTCTGTAAATCCTGCAATGCTCATTGCATCCCAGAACATAGCTTCACAAGCTCCGTTATCTTTGGAATCACTACAAGGTTTTCCAGTCTTTGCGCTAATCTCATTAGCAACGGCTCCGTTGCCATTAAGCAGTTCTCTTGTATTGGTGAGTGTAGAAAGGAAACAAGGGCCAAGGAAGTAATCTTCGGAGAGTTTGCTTCCCATGATTGCTTCATGTGCTTTGGCGTAGCGAATGAGAGAATCCAATATGACGATCAACGGCTCTGTGCCATTCATTCCCAAAGAATGTGTCTTGTGTGCATTTGTGCGCTCTGGAACCTTTGCGAATGCTTCGCAAGTCTCGGGCTGATATTCGTAGTTGTGTGCGGTATATGTTTTCATTCTGTGTGCTCCTTTTTTGGGTTGGGTTGGGGTTTACATGGATTTTGCAAGTAACTCGTGGGCTTTAATTGTCCAGAAGTTGCCAGCGATTTTTTTGGTGAGTTGTGGGGAACAGTTCTTAATATGCTTCGCCCATTGTCCGACTCCCATAAAGGTCGCAGGATTTCCCTTCCATACTCGGAGATGTCTTTCCGTCATTTTGAAGTATTCACGGGCTAAGAGTTCTGCTTTTTCGGTGTTGTTCATGGCGTGCGTGGTGTTGGTGTTGGTTGGTTGGTGTCGTTATGACAAGGGAGACTCTATGCAATTCTTTCAACCTTTGCAACATCTTTTTACAAGAAAGTGAAAGATTCTTTCATCCAGTATCCATGCACCTCCGAGCGTAACAGACTGCAAGACATCATCAATCTTCTATCACTTGCAAGACATAGCAAGAGAAAGAAAACATCCAAGAATGATCAGAATAGAATTGACAGAATCACCCTTCACCTGCTTAAAATTACTTATCCGACAAGGATCTCGATCCCTCTACTTCTTTCCCTAGGCCATCCAGTAATTTATCCGACCAGTTGACAAGGTGGATCTCCCTAGGTAAAAACCATCTTCCCATGAGCAAGCCATTAAATACCAGACAACGCAAGTTCGTTGAGTTCTACGCACTAAAAGGTTTATCCATCGCCGAATCTGTTAGAAGAGCAGGATACAGCATCGCTTCGGGTAAAATAGAAGATGCAAGCTCTTATGGATGCAAACTTCTGAGACAGGACAGGGTTAAAGCCTATCTTGCCAAGTTAAAGGAGAAGCAGTTCAAAGAAGATGCTCTCTCATTCGCTGAAAAGCGGGCTTTCCTGGCGCGAGCCGTCCGAGCTGATGCGAGCAAAGCTGATCCTGATTTAGTGCAGGAAGTGAGAGAGGAAGTCGATCAGATGGGGAATGTTAAGCGTGTAGTTAAGTTGGTTAATAAGTTGGACGCTTTACGAGAGGATAATGCCATGTCAGGTGATCGGTTCTCGGATAGGCAACCGCAAGCGAGTAATCCTTTCTTGTTCCTTGTGACGGCTTTCAAGGAGCAAGTCGATGCCTTACAGCAGGTCGAGCGAGTAGCGTTGCCAGCACCAGCACCATCGACGATCAGCATAGATGCCGAGCTGGTCGAGTAAGCCAGCCTTGCCAAGCTCCAGGGAAAGGCTAGTCCCTTCATGGTAGGATCTCCCACAAGGAATCTCTTACGGGTGGCCACCCTCCCACCATCACATTTTATGGCGATGCGTATATGCGACATGGGCCAACCAAAAAAAATCCAGTATGGGAACTTTCCCTATTAAAAGATCATTTTAGCCTTGACTGTATGATGGTTGATGGGATAGGAATGTATTAATGACGATGAGATACCCAGAGAGTGACTTTACTAGGCCGAGTATTATGTTGTTGAGGTCGCTTGTGCATGAGTTGGGGGAGGGGGTGAGTAAGGAGCCTGGTGGGTATGGAGGGTTGAAGATGGAGAGGAAGAGGTTGGGAGATATTTTGAAAGAACATATAGATGATCCTAGACTTTCTGATTGGGATAGGGATATGATTAAGGGACTATGAGTGAAGGAGAATTTTTGATTACATTGTTGAATGCGGCTACGATTGGTCATGTGTTGCATTTGCAGAGTAGGATTTATGCAGAGCATAAGGCATTGAATACTTTCTATAAAGAGTTGCCAGACTTGGTTGATAGTGTGATTGAGGCATGGCAGGGAAGGCATCAGGAGTTGGTGCAGTATCCAGATCAGATGGTTGAGGTGAGTGAGCATAAGGATTCTTTGGAGTATTTGATGTTCTTGAAGATACTTGTTGAGGAGGATCGTTATGTGTTGGGAGAGGAGAGTGAGATTCAAAACTTGGTGGATAATGTTGCGGCATTGATTGATTCTACTATTTACAAGCTGACGTTCCTCAAGTAAGATTTTCTTAATAGAACCAATTAAGCCTCTCAAAGATGCTCAAACAAATTGGTCATTATTTGCCCCACTCCCTCTCCGTGATTGAAAGGTTGCGTGAAGGTCAAGGCAAGGCAATCCCGTAGGCCATAACTGATGGACGCATCAGAACGGGTAAATTTACATAATTATACCCCTCACGCCTCTGCCTGTGAGCAAGCGCACCAGAGGGGTTCTTATTTATAAAGAACTACTAAAACGTTTACAATTAGTAGTTGGATTAACCTCATGGGGGATTATCCCAGCATCCGCTAATCAAACTATGCTACACTTCCAGACTGCACGATAAACAAGACGAGTGTAGTAGAACGAAGATATGTCTGTAAACTGCTACATCTGTCCTTTTCAGAAGGATAAGTTATTGAAAAAGCGTCCTTTTATAAAGCCTTTGATTGGCTACGGGACATGGGATCGAACCATGACTAGGAGAGTCAAAGTCTCCTGTGCTACCTTTACACCATCCCGTATTAATGTTTGCGAGGACGGCCCCTGTCCCTTGGGACATTGACCCTTTCCCGCCATGCTACACGCCCGTAAATCGTTTTGATTGCTATCTCCTCTGGCATATCAAGGATCTGGGATTTAAGGCGTTTCTGGTGTTCTTGATCTAGTTTACCAACCAAGACTCCATACTCTTCTCCCTGCCATGCTTTGTGCAAGGCTTCTTTTAGAATTTCTTGTTGATTCATTTATTTTACAAAAAAGTGTTGACTGGCTGAAAAAAATCGCTAGAAGGGGTGATGTATGAATAACCTATTCAATACAACTACTACTCTTGAGAAAGAGTGCAATGAGTGCGGTGGAACGGGCCGTGATTGGTATGATGACGGCATGGGTGAACCATGCTGGAAATGCCAGGGAACGGGTCACATTGCCACTAATGAAGGGAAAGCTATCCTTCAGCTTATTGCCCATAATCAAGGTAGCCTGTTGCAATTTGCTTAACGCTTCTTTTTGAGGGCTATTAAAAAGCCTTCAACTAGATACCCGATGAGGTAAGCCAACGCCTCGTCACAGGATTCTTTTTCTTTTACACCACATCTTTCTAGGATATGGGTAGCCACATGGACACATTCGTGAGTTAGGTTTGCGATCCACTCTGGTGTTAGACTCCATTTGGAAAGAAATATAATCGGAGGGCATGAGCATACTGTACAACCATCTGCTGTATCTAATGGCTCAACAAGTTTTGTAGATCCTGTAGGAAATTTTGTCTCAAGCCATTTCTCTGCCTGTTCTCTATTTACAGGCCAAACAATCCAACAGCCCGATCTCCAGACTTTAGCCTCAAGATAAAACTCGTTGATCTTCACAGTAAGAAGTAATGAGGTTTTTCTATCCTTCTGCCATTTTCATAAATTATGAAATCTTGTTTCTCACAAATGTTGTTGGCAATTGCCTTTCTTAACCAAGAAAGTGTTTGGCTTTTACCAAGCTCAAGCATCTTTTCTATATCTTCCCTAGTTTTCCATCCTTCTGGGATTTCCATTTGATTATCTATAAGTGCGTTTTTCCAACGCATTGCTTCATCTACAGAAGCAATAAGATCAGCTTCGGATGGGTCGAGTTTCTTTTGGCTCATACTGGATTAGTTTGGTTGCTGGTAGTTCGCCTTCTTCACATCCACGCCAATCGAGGATGCCGATGCCAGGGCGACAAATGGCATCTCCTACAACTTTATGTGCATATCTGGTTAGCAACTGCCAAGCAGGAGTAACCATAAATATGCCAGCACCATCATTAAAGATTCCTCCCGTGTGTCGATGGCCTCGTAGATAAATCCGTGGAACCCTATGACCAACACGGGAGTAATTCTGTCGGGCATTGCCCATAGTAATGCTCATTGCTCCAGCTTCAAGATATGCTCTAGAACTGGTAGGCATATGGTGAGCCATATCTATAAGCGTACCATTGATTTCAATGAGGGCTTTGTCGCCACACCATTTTCCGTTAATCTTGGTAGCAATATATTCTTCCCAATTCTTAACATGGCACTCTGTGCCAGCCGTTAAGTAAGTTACAGCAGAGGCACTAGAAAGGGGCTTAATAGCCTCTATAGCGGCATTTGAATGATCTAGGCAGTCTTGTGCAACAACTTCTTTTGTTCCATGATGAATGCCCTCTATCAAATCACCATTGAGGAACAGAGCAAATGGATCTTTTCCAAAATGTTTTATGCCTTTCTCAACTGCATCTTGCCAACATTGCCAAAGCCATTGCTGATGGAGATTTTTTCCTAACCCAATTTTGTTTCCTGTCTTTGTTTCAAATCCATCGGGCCACAAACCAACTGATGATCCGCAATGCAAATCGGAAACAACAATTGCTCCGACAATAGGTTTATTAGTCATTGGATTGGTTTGGGAGACTTTGAGGAGGTCGATCCGAAACCAAGTTCTCTAATAGAGTTGAAGCATCTCGTAAAGAGACTTCTTCATCTCTCATCATTTTTGCAAGAAGATGACATAGCTTTACTCGCTCGGTCAAATGATGGAGATAGCTGATTAGATCAAGCTGTTCATCTTTAAGATTCTGTGCATACCACCCTGCACCAGCAGTCCAGAATTGAGTCTTATGCTCTTCACTTCCCTTGATATATTTATCAAATCCAGCAGAAGTTGCTTTAGACCAAATATCAAAAGCATCTTGTTCTGGAGTCATATCATTTAGCTCTAGGCTTTCGTTTTGTTTTTGCTCTGGGTTTTTGAATAGACCCATAACTAACTCTAGCAGGTCGTAGATTCGCATATGGTTTTGCTGATGTTGTGGTTGCTATTTTGTTCATAGGCTGTTGAGAAATCGTTGCCATAATCTTATGGGTTTGATACAGCCCGCTACATTGCATATGTGGCAAGGATGTACATGGCAAGCACTTAATTCTCTACCACATTCTGGGCATAACCTATTCAACCAACAGATAAATCCAACGAATATTCTCCAATACCTTTTCATCAGAAAGTGATATGCATCACTTGGCATGAACAATCTGCACCATTCTTATCTGCTTCATCAATATCGGCAAAGATTACAGAGTTGTTAAACTTGTCCATCGTCGTGAGTATCCACTCCATACTCTTGCGATAGTTTTCAAACTCTGGTTGGAACATTCCAGAAATAACGATGTTTTTGTCAGGTATTCTTATCAAATTGGTAGCTCCTGTTGCTTCCATCTCTTTAGGAACAACAATTATATTGGCTAATTTCTCAAGCCGCTTGAAGGATTCTGAATCAATACCAGAGCGGCAAACCAAGAAGTTATCTTTATCAATGACATGGATTACACAATCCAGATGATACAAATCATCACTCACCATCTTCATGGGGATAATCTCTACACCAGCTTTCTTTGAGATCCATTCCTGTGCCTTCCAATCAGAGAATTTTCCGTGACCGCCAAAGTAGATATTGTCTTTCCAATGCTTTGTCTCTGCTTCTCCCTCCCATGAATGTGGAGGTTGGAGAACAGTATATCCCATCTTCTCAAAGAACCTACGACCTGGCTCCTCCTCAATCTGCCTTCCATCAGCACTCATCTTGGCGATGAAGATAAAAGGATCTACAGACAATCCAAGGTTGGCGACAAAATGCTGATCCTGTGCTCCAGGTGTAGGAGGAAGCTCAATTACCTTAACTCCAAGAGCAGTAATTAGTCTCTTGATTCTTGTGTACTGACGCATGGCCCTTTCAGTATCAATCTTCTGTCCCTTCATAAACTTGTTGTTTGGGATAGCCGTCGACAAGTATTTAGGAGGACACATCAAAAAGCTAGGTTTCCGTTTATACTGACCGCCTCCATATGGAGTAGAATCAGAACTTCCTAAGAGTTTAGAAACAGAAGAGTCTACTTTTCCATGTATCACAGAGGGAATTATAGAACCACCTTTGAAGTCTTGGGGAGAAAACCTAGCCATAAGTGTTAAAAGTATGACGCTGTTTAAGAGTTGCGTCAATTCTAACTTGCTGTTATAAAAAACAAAGCTGGTGAGAATGGCGTTCTCAACCAGCTTTTAACCTCAACCATAATGTGTCTATGAATGAAGCTGATGTAAATGTATTCCATTGTGACAATGGATCGCAAGCTCAATGCTTGCACAAAAAATTGTTGATCAAGTTTTGGAAATATTTCCTTGAAGATAAATCTGTCAAAGGGCCAAACAAAATCAAAAGGGAAGCATTGAGGGGCAATTTCAATGGTGGTCTAAAAAGCAAAGAGGAAAGACTAAATGTTTTAATTGACTATGCAAAAATCGTTATTGGATGGAAAACTGATCCATCGAAAAAACGAACACAATTTAATCAGATTAAAAAAACACTTCACAGAGTAGAGTTAAAAATAAACATCAAATGTTTTGTTTGCCTTGAACCAGCACATTGCCGACATCACATAATACAACTCCAAAACGGGGGATTGAACCAGAAGAAAAATGTCGTCAGCCTTTGTAACGGATGCCATGCCGAAATACATCCATGGCTAAAAACTCTAACAAACCCCCCTACCCCCCAGAAAAGATTTGCTAGATAAAAATCACTACCCTCTGCTTTTGCTGAAGGCAGTACATTTTTACCCAACCATCGGGTAAGGAGTTTTGATTCTCCAAAGCCGTTGTTGTTGGGTCATGTGGTACGAATTCACACCCACCCTCACTTGCTGTAACGGACAAGCCCCGCCGAGTGGTGAAGCACTACAGCGGGGCTTTTCTTTTTGTTTTAGGAAAGTGTTACCAGAATGCTTCACCATTCAGATGCGGTGAATATGTTATTGACTAATCCATGCGTCAACAATAAATTTTCTTTGGAGCTTAAGGGATACCGCAGCTCCTATACCCTCGACCGCCTTCTCCCCTTGAGTCGCAGAAACAAGGAGGATCGGCACTTGGGTTTCTTCAAAGGTTCCTCGCCCCTGAAAAATCTCCAATGGGGATTTCCTGCGAGATAGGGGGCGAGGTCATCTACTAATTGTAAATGAATTAGTACTTGATTGTATATATGAACCTAAAATCCATCTTCATCACAACTGCTTCCACCATATCCCCAATCATCTTGATCCTCTACTTCTTTTCCAACTCCATTTTTAGAATACACAAGTTTTTCTTCCCAATCCCTAATCTCTAGGATGTCCAAGGATTCTTGCTCTTCTTCAAAAGTAAATTCCAATCCTGCCTTGCGTAGCATTTCAACGGCATAGGTCAAAGAATCAGCCAAATCGGGTGATTTCTTGATGCGTTGCTTCATATCCAGTTTTTTCTCCACAGCAACTTTTCTGCCCTTGTGGAAATAAAGCCTACTGCAAAGTTCGTTTACCAATGCGGTATGTTTTTCCACATTAATGCCAAGCAAACTTTGCGTTGACATAGCCGTATGCACCTGGAACCAAGACTCCGTAACACGCCGATCATACGCTTCCTTGGCAGTACGCTTATCCAAGCTACTGATTTTCCTCTCCGTAGGCATACCCATAGAGGAAATAGGGTGAATAAACATAGCTTCTGGATGGAATTTGCCCCATTCAATGATTATTGCCCGTAGCATCTTGCCGCCATCACCAGAAATATCCAATCCAAAGTCCCTTGGGTGGACTCCATACTCTACGCAATCCTTTACCAATTGCATTGCAATGGATTCTTCAAAGACATCACCCACAGAGGAGTTATATTCTCTTGTGCCAAGGTAGAATCCAACCCTACGACCAGTATCATTTGGCCCATATCGGCAAAAAGTAGCCGCACATCTATCTCCTCCAGCCGTAAATGCAGGGTCAAATCCACAAACTACCTTTGTTCTGTCACTCCAAGTAGGTTCCCAAGCTATATCACAGGCTTGGATGAACTGTTTTGAGAAGATGGTTAGTTCTACAGAGGAATCGGGCCACCAACCATAGACATTTCGCCAATATTCTAGGGCATTTTTATTGCCATAGCATCGTTTTAGGGTATTTGCTTCGCCTTGGATGGTCAAAAACCTATCAAATGGGGGAACTTCAGCGTTTGGTAGTTTGAAATTAGGACTATCTTCTCCCGAAAGGTGCAAAGCAACCCCTGTTCTAGTAGTCCATTTATGGGTATAGCGGTTTACTGCATCCCATTCCAAGGGATCGTCTGGCTGGCACAACTCTGTATGGGGATTATTGGCAGTATTTGATGGGTTTGCCATACCGCCAAAGATGAAGTCTGGATTAGCTCCAAGGTTGACACGGGTATCAAGGGCATAGAGATCCATTTCAGCCAACTCATCAAGAAATAGACGCATCCTTGCGTTCTTACGTCCTCTTGTATTCTCCACAGACCGCTTTCCTTCTCCTCCACGGGGGAAAGCAAGAGCTTTAATGGCATTTGTATAATCTCGTTCCGTATCTTTGGTGTCAATTGATTCAAAAACAATCATCCTTCGGTACTCAACAAGGTTTCCAATGCTTGTATCTTTACCGTATTTGGCCTGTAAATTCCTCATTGCAATGCGATAAAGCGTACAAACTTTACCCCAAAGTCGGTCTTCTGAAGCGTCCAAAGAAGTACTTGCAACGTAAGTTGAGGTACAATCTGGAGCACAAAGCCAATCAATGACAATACAAGCCGCAACAGAAAAGGTTTTTCCGCTACTTGCACACCCTGCAATACCCCAATCGTTCTCATTGCAGAACAAATCAATGATGTCTAGGGCATAATTATTGGGTATTCCCTGCGAATGGAGCAAAACATCATTGCCGTAGATCAATTGAAAGCAGTTGACCATGTGCTGTGCAGGGTTTAGCAACCCACATTGATCCAATTTGATTCCCATCTTGATTCTTTCACGCCTTCCAAACTCACCACGGGTCAAACGATATGCTGTCAACTCACGAATGAATTGTGGAACAGTCTCAAGGAACGAAAGTCCATATGTTGTATCCTGTGGTGGTTGCAGACTCAATCCGTTGTATTCCATGAACCTTTAGTGTTGACTTATTTTAGAAAATAACACAAGCATTTCAATCACATGAAGCTCAAGAATCCTAATGACGCAATCCCTGGTGGCCTTTGGTATCAATATAGCGACGATAAAGGAAATACCTATCGTGTAAACGGAATGGATCTCACATTTGGAAGGCAATTCATTCAAAAGGTTAAGTCAGACATGACTAATAAGAATGTTGCTATTCCAGAAAATTTAGAATATCTAGTTGAACAACAAATTTGTCAGCGTATTGCTGGTCAGTATTGTTGGCAAGAAGCTGGCGATGCTGTAGCAAACGTAATTCACAAATTTGCTCATCTCGGTGATAAGGTTGCTTCTACATTCGGCATCAATGCCCAATTGGAAACAAGGGCAAAGAATTGTCCATCTTGTCAACGCCGCCGTGAGGCATTAAACAAAGCAATCGGGTAATGGCTAAAACAAAAAAGATCGTAAATCGTGAAGGAGTTTCCTCTTGGGGATTCAACACTATCAATTCTAATGGTGTAGCTCCCACAAGTCGTGTTCAAACGGCTAACGATGCTTTTACAATTTGTTGGAACCTTCGATTGGACAACGCAGGAAGAGAAAGAAAATGGGGAAGAATTTTTAAATGTTATAAAGGCTTCCCTCCAACTGATTATAGCCAAGTAGCTTCTCGTCAACTTTCTGGAATGAGCAATGTGCCATTCCGTCAGATGAAGTTTATCGTTGATAACCAAAAGTCTAGTTTTGTGGACATGGTTATGGAGCGTAATACTGCCGCAACCATCACGACAAAGCTAGGGAATCCAACTGAAAAGAAAGAATGGAGCGATATTATTAGTGTTGGATTTGATCGTATGCTTCGCTCTTGGGCATCATACAATTACAATGTTGAGTTGGATGTTGAAGAAATGACCCTGTATGGAAAGGGCTTTGAAATTGCAGAGGATAGAGATGGATGGCCTACCAAGAGCTTTCACAACTCCAATGTTCTGATTCCAGATAAAACATATGCCGATCTCACGAACTTGGGTGAGATGTGCATCAAGCGTAGCTACACACCCCTTGAGTTCTGGCTCAAGATTACTGGCGGGGAAGAAGATCCAGTAAAGGCAGAGAAACACGCTACTGATATGGGTTGGAACTTCTGGGCTTGCGTGGATGCCCTGCGAATGTTTACCACAAATTATCGCAATACATATACCAATACGGAATGGTTGCGTGACGTTGCCTCTGGCAATATGAATCTTTCTCGTCTCTACACGCTACGCATTGAGTTGTATGAGCTTTATATCATGGAGTTCAATGGAAGCATATCCAAGATGCTCTTGCTCCAAAACTATGGAGGACTTGTTCTTGGTTACAAAGAAAATGGTCGCAAGGATCTTACTGAAGAAGAGTATCGTGACCAGACAGGATTCCTTTATTACAAAAAAGATTGGGTAGAAAAGGATGAGGATGGTTGGGAAGACATCATTGCCCCTATGACAGACTCTACTGGATCTGGCATCTGGCATGAGATCCAAGGACTTGCTGAATCTGTTTTCATCCAATGTCGAGCCTATGACATTCATATGAATAGGTTCATGGATGCTGTAGATTGGAATACACGCCTTATGTTTAAGGGTGGTTCTGCTGAATCTACCAAGAAGCTGAAACAAATGGAGTGGATGCCTTGGATGGTTCTCCCTCAAGATGTTGAGCCTCATCAAGTATCGGTCAATATTCCCTTCCAAGAAGTCCTTGCTGGAATCCAGTTTTATCAAGCTGATATGTATCGTGGAATCGGTGCATACAATATTGGCAATTACCAAAAGAGCGGAAAAGCTCGCACCAAAGCAGAGAGCCAGATGGATGCCGCTGAATCGGCAAAGCTCCAGGGAACTCAAATCCGTAGGTTTAACGATAATCAAACCCGCTGGCTTAAAATGCTATTCAAACGCATGAGCCGAACCACAAAAGGTGGCTACGGATACAAACTCAAAGAGAAGTTTGTTGATTTCATGGAAGAAAATGGTGTTCCCAAAGAAGCATATAAATGGGAAAACATTGAAAACCTTGAGAGCAATATGCTTTCTGGATCTGGAAGCCCAAGCTACAAACTGATGGCGGCTCAACAGACTGTTTCTCTTACAGGCATGACTCCTATGAACGAGGGTCAAGCCAATGCAATCTCTGATGCTATTGCCGCCCTTAATGGTCGCCAGAATGTCAATCGTTATATTCGTCAGTCCAAGGTTGAAATCCCAGATGAACAGGGAATTATTGCGATGGAGAATATTGGAATGACTGATCCAAAGGGCAATGTTGCAAACTTCCGTGTGTATCCCGATCAGAACCATGTTGAGCATTTCAAGGGTCATATTCAAGATGCCGCCGCATCCATGCAGGAAGCTCAACAGGCTCTTCAATCTGCTGGAGTTAATCCTCAAGCACCCACCCGTGGACAAGAAGCACAGCAAGTCTCTGAAGAAGCCGTGGAGCTTATCAAAGACATCTATGCCTGTTTGATTCGCTTCAAGGGGCCACACCTTACTGCACATCTTGGATTTATCCAAAAAGATCCAACCAAGAAAGAACTCGCAAAGCAGTTTGGTCAACAGATGCAACAGCTTCAGCGTGGAACCGATGAGCTTGGTAGCCAGCTTGCACAGCTTGAGAAAGCGAAACAGCAACAGCAAGGACAGGGAGGAAATCAAGATCCTCATACCATCAAGCTACAAGCCTTGGTTGCCAAGGAAGCCATTGAGACTGATAGCCTCAAGAAGAAGGAAGACATCAAACTTGCGGCAATGGCACAGAAAGCACAGCTTCACAATGCCAATGCAATGGAAAGGGTTGCAACCGATCTTGCGACCAAGAGAGCAAAGGCCTCAAATGACATTCAAATTCATCGTGCAAAAGCCGCCCATAACTTGCAAGCTATGCAGGATCAACATGAACAAGAGTTGGATCAAACCCAACAAATGAACGCTCAAGACATGATGGCTCAACAACAAGCTATCCAAGGTCAAGAGGCAGTAACGCAAAGCAACCCGCAACTTGGACAAGAAAATGGGTGAGTTTAAGCCAGGCGATTGGAACCAATCAAAAACAAAAAGATTTTGGAAATATCATAAACCTTCATTAAATGGAGAATGGTGGCTTTCTCCAGAAAAGTTTGAAGAGTATAGAATTAAAAGCAAAATTGATAATGCACAAAGAAGAAATAAAAATCCAGAAGCATGTCGAATTGCTGTTAAAAATTGGAAAAGTAATAATTTAGAAAAAGCTAAAAATATCTGGAAAAATTGGGCAAACAAAAATCCAGAAAAGATATTTAATTATAAATCAATAAGACGGCAAAGGGAAAACTCTAAAACATTGAGTGAAATTGAAATCCTTATTGTTAAAACAATTATAAATTGTAGAAAAAGGATTTCTAAATGTACTGGTATAAAATTTCATGTTGATCATATTGTTCCGCTTTCAAGGGGTGGAAAACATGAACCTTGCAATTTGCAAATACTTCCAGCAATAATAAACCAAAGAAAACACGCTAAATTACAAGCAACCACATAATTTATGGATAAAAATGTAGTAAACCTAGCCGCCGCCATTATCAATGATCGTCGTTATAGCGAACTAAAGAATGGATTGTATGAGGAGCTAGTAAACAAAGATCACGCAACTGTTGTTGCAGTATTCCGAGCATTGCAAGAATGGGCAACTGATGCTGAAGACAATACTTTCTCTGCATTTGATAAACCAAAACTAACTACAGTTAAAGTAAGCACACATGATCTGGATTTTGATCCCGATCTTGACGAATCTTTGACTGATGAAGAGCTTTCTCTCCGTAAATAAGTAACCACACAAACCAAAAACAACCATGTCTGAAACCGCCGTTGCCGAACCCGTAGCAAAACCAGCACCCCAATTTGATGCATCTGCTGATAAAGCCGCAAGAGATGCCGCCGTTAAACAGGCAGATACTTTCTTTAGGGAAAACATCAAAGATGCTCCCAAGGGCAATCCTTCCGATCTTTTTAAGAAGATGGCAGAGAAGTTGAATCAAGATTCTACGCAATTTCAAGAAAAGGTTGATGAAGAAAAGCAAATCAAGCGTGATTCAGAAGAGAATAGAACGGAGCCAGAAGTTAAAGCCTCATCTGTAGATGATGAAAAGAAGCCTGGGTTTATCAAATCCCTCAAGCAAACCAATGAACAGCTTGCTAAAGAGGCCGCTGAACTTAAAGCCAAGGTTGCTGAATACGACCAAGCAAAACAAGAAATTGAAGAACTTCGCTCCAAAATCAATGATAGCGAAAGCAAGAAAGAAGTCGAAAAGCTCCGCAAGGAACTTGAGCAAGCAATAAAAGAACGCCAAGAGCGTGAAGAAACATTGACTTCTGATCTGGAAAACCTTCGCCAAGCTAATGCCCTGCTTAATCTTCCCGCTGATCCAAACTTTAAGCGTGATTATGATGCTCCTATTCTTTCTGGATACAATCAAGTTAAAATGATTGTTGGGGGAGATCAGACAAGTCTCACAGAGTTTGCCAAAGCAGTCTCCGCTTATGAGCAATCGCTTACTTCACAAGATCAAAATGAGAGAATGCGTCAAAGCGAGATTTCCAAACAGACTCTTAATGCCATCTATGAGAATCTTTCTCCTATGGAACAGGCTAAATTCCAGAGTACAGCTTATGATGTTCTTGCTAAAATTGAAGCTAGGAATGAAGCATTGATCAATTGGCAAGTTACCAAAGCACAGATTGATGAAGAAAACAATCGGCGTGTATCAATGACCAAATCTCAAGTTGGAAAGCGTTGGCAAGAGGCATTGGCACAAGCTAAACAGCAAGTAGAGATTTCTTATCCAGAAGAGATTGCCAAAATCCTTGCCTCACATCAGTACGATGATGACACAACTGAAGATGAGTTGATTGCTGAAGCCGCATTGCGGGAGAACAGCAACTATGCTCCAGAACAAATTACCCGTGTTCTCCAACAGGGAGCAAAGTTTAAGAAAGCCAAAGCCTATAGTTTTGCTCTTGAAAAAGAGAATGCAGAACTTAAAGAAACCATTAAGAAAATGCGTGGTTCTTCTACAGGTGATGGAACTATTGGATCTTCTAGTGCTGGAAAAGCAAATGATGCAGAGGAAAAAACTCCTGCGGCATTATTTGCTAAATTTCGCAATAGATAACATTTATATTGACGAGCTATTAGAAAACCACTAATAGCTTGTTTTGACATTATAAAACTGGATTGGTTTGCTTTGATTAGCCAACTGTTCTCGGTGGAAGCAACGAGTGGGATAGCGACCCACATTAAATAATAAGCGGGTTGCCAAGCTGGAGAATAGTGGGGTGATCAAACAGACCCGCGATGGTTGCCAGATCGCAAACCTAAAACACAATAACCGTGTTCCAAGGGGAGCGATCCTTTTGGGATACACAATCAAACCCAAAACTTAAAATATTATGGCACAGAATGGAGTAACCTTCTCTAGCTGTCAGGATGTGGATACCCTGTTTAGGGAAGCCCGCACCTACTACAACCCGTTTTTTATCAAAAAGATGGCGATCAACAGTATTTACTATGGTCGTCTTGAAACCGAGACTTGGCCTCTGAATACCCTTCCGACCCAGAAAGCATTCCGCTTCGGTCGTGGATGGTACAATCCAGATCAGCCTTGGCAGGAAGTTCAGAGTGGACGTTGCATCCAGAATGCAGATGACGTTCAGTTTGAGTTCATTGCTCATCCTGGTACGGAATCTTACAGCTTCAGCCTTTTCACCAAGGCAATGCGTACCGATTGGTATCAGCTTACTGATTTCATGTATCGTCTCTTCCCTCAAGAGGAGATGGATCACATCATGGCTACCAACGTCAACATCACCAAGAACGTCCATGAGGAGTTCGCCCGTTCCAACTGGATCGGTGGTGCTGGACACAAGTGGGTTCCGATCAGCAATGGTCAGTCGCTTGTTTCTTGCGTTACTCCAGATGATCAGATGTTCATCGTTCAGCCTTTCGAGGGTACGAACGAGGGTTCCTTCAACATGGGCTATGTCTATGTGAAGCTCCCTGCAAGCCAGCTTAACAACATCGGTCTTCTTTCTCTGGATACCCTTGATGACATCCTCATCAACCTTCAGCGTGAAGATGATGCTTATCGTCTCGACGTGAGTGAGGCCGCTGGTCGCCCTCTTCTTGAGATTATCGTTCCCGATGCCCGTGTACTTCGTCAGCTCTGGCAGTATGCCAAGCAGTCTGGTGGATGGTGGGAGAGCGTTAGTGATTTTGATGACAAACAGCTTCAGTACTCTCTTGGTATTGATCGTGTTATCGGAAACTATGCTTTCTGCAACGACATCAATGGCGTTCGTCTGAATGTGGATTGGGTTTACAATGCATCCCTTCCTACTTTCAATGTCAACGATCCTACGACTTGGCCTCGTCTGGTGCGTGTTCTTCCTTATGTTCCTGTGACCACTGAGCTTGGTTGCAAGTACGTTCAGAACCCTGCCTTCAACTACGCCGACTTCGGCATCACCAACCCTTGGGTCAACAAGGCTATGATCAAGTGGATCAGCCCTTCCCAGAGTGGTATCGGTGAGGCTCAAGGCATGACCCAGAACTACGCTGGTGATTGGGAGTGGAAGAATCCAGATTGGGAGTGCAACATCAAGCGAGATCAAGGTTTCTTCTGGAACCAGTTCCGTATGGGTATGCAGTTCCAAGATCCTACGCTCATGCATTCGATCCTTCACAGGTTGAACAATGCACAGCTTGTGATCCCTGCGGCTTGCAATCTCACCCCAAATTACACCCCGCAATACACCCCCGACTGCTATGTCTGCTCGGATGTGATTACGGAGCCTATCTAAAATTAAGGGAAACATCCTATGTCACTTAATCCTTCGATCTACGCACCATCGGATGTCTTGAACGCCCCTGCCCTGCTTTATGCGGGGCAAGGGCAACCCTTGACTCCTGTTTTTGCAACAGTCACTAGCGGAGCAAGCGTAACTATTCCTACAAGTGCAATCACTTGGTCGATTAGTACGAGTGCATCTGGAAGTGCTACTGTTACTGTGAATGGAGCAAATACCACAATTCTTGCTGGTATGTCTCTTTCTGGTAGCGGAACACTTTATTATCCAATCACGGTTACGGCTTCTTCGGATACCGTTGTGGTTGCCTACACTCTTGACAATGTTGTTTACAACACCCCTGGCTATTATTAATCTTTAACTAATCAAACTAAATATGTCTGCTACTACTACACCTCCTGTCCCTAACAATCTTACACAGGTTCGTTTCGGCCCTGTTCCTGTTGACTTTACTGTTGCTGGAGCTACTACCATTGGTCAACTTGAATACGATGAGAATGTCTTTATTCCGACTTCCTCTTTCGTGGTTTACAAGAACGCCCTTGGAACTAATGGAACTGCCGCTGTTGTGGCGATTGATGATGGAACTACTGGTGAAAACATTGCTACTGCAACTCTGCCCCTTACACCTGTGCAGACGACTGCGGCTGGCAATCTTTCCCAGACCATCTTCACTCCTACAACGAATGGTTATGTTCTTGGTGGGATTCCAGTTGGAACCAATGGTTCTAATGGAGCCGCATCAACACAAGCACTTCGTGTAAATGTTACGACTGCCGCAGTCCCTGCACTTGCTACCACTAATCGTGCTACCACGAACAACATCAGCACTCTTACTGTGTCGAGCGTTCCTTCTTGGTTGGTTGCTGGTGCAAAGGTTAAGGTTCTTTCTGTTGGCAATGCCGCTTATAACGGACTTGTTACAGTTCTTTCCACGACCGCTACGACCTTCTCGTATGCTAACCCATCTCTCACTACAGAGGCTTCCACGGCTGATACCGCTGGACGCATTGGTGCGATTTATGGCGATGTGTATGTTGTTGGTCTTCTTCAGTAATTAAATTATGGGGCGAGGGTTCAATCCCCTTGCCCCATATCTATTGGGCTTCTACAATTTATAACAATGAGTATTTACGATAACTCTACTGCTGGTTTGGGTGGATGGAACACGACAAATGAATCCGAACAACTTTGGAACATTTGGAATGCTACCGCTGGCTTCAATCTTCCTACCTATACGGAAGTCCAATTTTCTAACTATAATGGTGGTACACCACCGCAACCTGGGCTAATCACTTGCCTAAATCAAGGTGTTGTTGTGGCGACGATTACTATCACATTTGATGGTAGCAACAACATTACAGACATTAGGCGTACTAGCTAATCTGCTATGGCTCTTACAGACGGCAATATAGCCTACTGGAATCTTGATGATAATGGTTCTGGTGGAGTAAGTCTTCTTGATTCTACTTACGGAGCAAATACTCTTACAAATAGTGGGGGAGTAACTTTAGGTACTGGAATTGTAGGAGGTGATGCCGTTTTTTCTGGCGGTCAATCTCTTGGAACTGCTAACACTTTAATTCCACCTCCATCTGGAGCTTTTTCAGTATCACTTTGGACAAATAGTGATGCTAATTCTGGAACATTAGTTTCTTCTGCAACATCTGGTGCAAATAGTCTTTTGATCCAAAATTATGGATCATTGACTTATGTCCAAGTTCAAAACAATGGTTCATTGATTGCTCAATTTAATGCATCAACTATTGCAAATACTTGGACACATTATGCCTTTACTTATGATTCTTCTGGTAATGGAGTTTGGTATCAAAATGGAACTCCTGTAGATTCAAAAAATGCCGCTGGAATAGGAACTGATCCTGCTGGTGGTTTTGTAATGGGAGGAAGATGGGATGGTTATACTTTAGTTGGTCAATTGGATGAGATTGGAATTTGGAATCGTGCTTTAACACAAGCTGAAGTAACTACGCTATACACCAATCCTTCGGCATTAAACCCATATCCTCCTGCATCTCTTTATTACAACAATGCTCAAAGTGATGGAGATTGGGGAAATCTTCTAAATTGGTGGCAAGATTCTGGATTTACTGTCCAAGCAACTTCAGTTCCTACTGGTTCAACTCCAGTTAATCTTTACAATCAAGTTACTCAAAACACACAAGGAGCTAATCAATGCTTCTGTGCTGATGCTAATTTTTGGTCTGCTGACTTTGGTGCAGGACTAACACTTCAATCAACTGGTATAGTAAATATGCAGGGTTCTTCGGCAATGGCAGGATCTACTACCGATAGTGTTTCAATGCACGATTCTTCACAGCTTACTTCAACTTCGGTTGTTGACGGCAATGCTACTTTGCGGGATAGCTCTAGGGCATTTGGATCTATTCTTGGTAATGCCTATGTGTATTACGACCAAGGAAACGGACAATTCCCAATTGGTGGAACTGTTGCTGGGAGCGTAACTTATCTTGATTGGCCTGCTGTAACGCCTCAATGGTATAATGATACTATTTCTCTTGGCGGTGCTGGTGATGGCGAGTGGAATAATCCATTAAATTGGTGGACTAGCAATGCCTATACAACTCGTCCAATTAATGCTGTAGGAACTCAACAGCTTCCAGATGCATCTACGGATGTATTTATAGGTGATAATATAAATCTCAACTTTAATACAGGCACAAGCATTACTGTTAATACAATTACTGGAAGTAGTTCTGGGCTTGGATATAATACTGGCAATTTAACATTAACAGTAACGAACGGAGTATTTTTATCTAATTACTCTACTATGGCAAGAGTAACACTTTATGGAAATGTAACTTTTGATACTGGAGCATTTGTTTTTGAATCAGTTATCAATGGAACTGCCACATATAAATCAGCGGCATCTTTGCAATATTCATGGCAGGGATCAGCTAACTCTTTGGGAAACCTTAATGAAGGTGCATCATATGGTTCTACTGGATTTGTTGTAAATATCTCTGGTGGAGGGGGCGGTGGTGGAACCGCCCTTGGAACTAACTGGATTTCCCGATTGCTTCATCTCCCTTGGTTTATTAATGTCTAATTATGATTACTCTAACTTCTCCAATTACTATCTCTCCTGCACCTGTGCATGGAAAGCCGCTGAAGCCTACTACGCTAACTTCAATTGATTACAGCGTAAGTTATGACAATTCACAGCAACAGGCAGTTGCTCAACTCAAGGGAGTAAATGTTGGCATTACGCTTTGGAGCCAGCATACAACTCCTCCTTATTCTTCCATCGGTCAATTTACTGATGCTGATACGGACGCTCGCTTGAGTGAATTACTTAATGTGAAAAGTGGTAATGATTCAATTCAAGCCGCAATTCTCGCTTTGTTCCCACAACCTTATAAACAAAAATAGCCATGCACCACATTGATACTGCCGCAACAGGTGCAATTGGAATGACGGCTCCTATTGCCGCCGCCGCTATTAGTTTTGATCCGACTCTTGATCTTGAGCTTCGGATTATCAGCATGGCAATCGGTATCTTTGTTGGTCTTGCTTCATTTGCGAAACTTGCTTACGACCTTTACGCTGATCACAAGAACAGGAAAAAATGAAGAAACTTCTTATTGGATGTGCATCTATTATTCTTATTGGATGTAGTCATCCCGCTTCAAATATATCAGTTTCGTCTGCTGAAGATAACATTTCTGCTATCCAAGGCAATCTTTCTGCCGTGGATGGGAAAGCAGTAATAGTTGAACAATGGTTAAAAACTCACAAATGAAAAAACTAGCATTGGCAATTATACTTTGTGGCATACCTTCAATTTATGCATCAACTATAACTAAAGTTGACATTATTGCTACAGTTGAACATCAGCGTAGACTTGTTCACGAGGCACAAGCAGATGCGGCTACAGCAAAAGCAGAGCTAGGGGTTGTTCAAGAAGCAATTAATGAGCAAACGGCAAAACTGCATGAAACAGAAACGCAACTTTCTGTAACCAAAAAAGAACTTTCTGATGAAAAAAACCATTTTAATAAATTGCTTTTGCTATGCTCTTCTCTCGTTGGGCTTATTGTCTTTGCTGGAATCCAAAGGTTTTCTTCTGTTCTGCTCTCATTTTATCCTCCTGCATTAGCCGCTGATTGGTTTATTTCGATTGGTTCTGGTGCTGTAGCTGGAATTGTAGCATGGCAGTTTCTCGCTCATCTTTAATTAAGGAAAAACTGGCACAGCCAGCATCCAAAAGCAAAAAAGCTCTATATGCTGGAATTGCTGGAGTAGGTGTAGTCATTGTTTTTGCATCTACTGTTTTCCTTATTCATGATCATGCCGAAGCATCCAAAGAAATAGTTGAGGTTTCCAATACTGCAATCATGGCATTCATGGCATTAGCGATGACTCTTATCACAGGACAAGCGTGTTTTGATTGGAAAGCTGTATCAGCATTGCAGAACATATCTGAGGACGAACACATTGATTCCAATGCTGAAGCTCCAGAAGAAGAGGTAAATAACTTTAGAACGCCAAAAGCTAGATATTACGATGACGGCTCGATTTAAGAACGTAATCATACCTTGGTTATTTCGTTGGGAAGGAACGACCTATGAAAATGATCCTGACGATAGTGGAGGAGCTACTAAATACGGAATTGATCAAAGATCACATCCTAGCGTTGATATTAAGAATCTTACTACTGAAGAAGCCACGGATATATATTGGAATGAATGGGTCAAGGATGGATGTGAACATCTTCCTGTACCTTTAGATTGGTTATTTTTCGATGCGTGTGTAAATTGTGGTATTGGAAGAGCGCAACAATTCCTTAATGCATCAGCTAGAAATCCCAAAAAGTTCCAACAAGAACGCATTGATTTCTACAATAGATTAGCTGATCAAAAGCCAAGACTAGCCAAGTTTAGAAAAGGTTGGATTTCTAGGGTTATCGACTTGTCTAAAGTTGCTGGAGTAGTATAGTCTTACGCCGATGCAATATCCACAAAATCAATCTTGCTGTGGTTCTAATCCAGTTGTGAATGGCTGGAGCTATTGTGGGTGCGGAAATCAATACCCCGTAGTACCTGGAACCAACCCCGCTCTCCAAACATGGAATGGGCAAACTTTTGTGGTTGCTGATGGATCTGCACAGAATCCCATTAATCTTCCTTTTCTCCAAGTAAACCAAGGAACTCCAAGCTACTTGCTTGGAACAAATGCAACTGGATTATGGAGCTATTACCCTCCATCTACCCAACAGATTGCTAATGCAACGAATATCAATGGTGGTGCGGCTGGCCAGATTGTTTATCAAACAGGATTAAACACAACAGGATTTACTGCCGCTGGAGCAACGGGTCAATTGTTGCAAAGTAATGGAACAAGTTCTCCAAGTTGGCTTGCTCCTTCTAATCTTTTTGTTACTGCTACTGGTTCAAATACACCAAGAACGCTTGCAAATCGTTTTGCTGATGTTGTTAACGTAAAAGACTTTGGGGCTACTGGTGATGGAACTACAGACGATACTGCCGCTATTCAAGCCGCCGTTGCTTATGCAGTTTCGATTGGTGCTACTACGGTTTATTTCCCTAACGGTAATTACAATTATACTTATTTCCAATTACCAGATGGGATAGGATTTAAGTTTGAAAGTTCAACTGTTGCTGGAAATAAAATCTCTCCTCAACTTAATTCTACAAGTTTTTGTGTAGATCCTTTTGTTTATCAGGCTCCAGCCAACCATCAAAATCAACAATATTTTTGCACCTCTGATATAATTGGAACATCTGGAAGTGGGTTAAATGGCCCATCAAGTGCTAAATTTGGAAAATTTATACAGATATACAAAGATAATTGGACTTCTGCAACACAAGCAAATGTTGGAGAAATTGATGCAATGTATCTTTCTGTTTATCAAGGAACAAATCAAGCAACATCAAGATCGGATGCCACTGCAATACTCTCAAATGTTACACAATTGGCAGGAACAGGATTTAGTGCCTTTTGTGAAATTCAAAATGGAGTAGTAGATCCAACTACTTTTCAATATCAAAAGTTTATTGATGTTACAATAGCACCAATTAACGAATATATTGATTCACAAACTTTATCAAAATATGCTGATGGAATTACAATTAATGCAGTTAAAGGTTCTTTAGATAATGGTGTTCTTGTTTACGATAATGGAACAACAGGAACATGGGCTAATTTTATAACTAGCCAAAAACAATTATCTCAAATTTCTTTTATCCATGATAATTCAACTGGAAATTTGAAATTATCAAATGGAAATACTTCTACTAATTCTATTTTTGCAGTTATACCTCAATCTAGATATATCTATTACACTTCTAATTCATTAACTATTAATAGTAATTACTTGGATCAAACAATTGCAATAAATCCATCATCTACTTGTACAGTAACATTGCCATATTATGATACTGATGGCATTACACCATTGGTGTCTGGGTTTTCTTTTAAGGTTATCCAATTTGGAGGAAATAAAACAACCTTCCAAGCCGCATCACCATCAGTTTTGAGAAATGTTAATAGCCAATATTCTACTGGTGGTGGTTATGCTGTTGTTACATTGCAACTTATATCTAATGTTTGGGTTTTGAGCGGAAGCACAGGAACATAATTTATGGAAGACGAAATAATTACTCCCGAGAACAATCCACCTCCTGTACCAACAATACAGAGATATAGCATATTGGCTAAAATGCCATTGAATATTCCTCAAAACCCAAATGATACTGAACCAACTTTGACTTCAGCTACATCTTAACATGCCCTGTCCTCCTCAAGTACCTATTAGTGTTATTCCTCCTGTAAGCCAAGGCGTAGGGCCATTGGTATGGGCAAATGGGAATCAAGTGGCAAGGTTAAACCCTCCATTGAATCCAGCATTTGTTATTTACGATGGAAGCGTAACAAGATTTGGAGATGGAAGCATACAGGCTCCAATTCTATTGCCTAATCTTCAACAGGTAGCCGCCCAAGATATTAACTTTTATGTTGGTTTGACAACTACTGGTCAATTGGGTGCATTTGCTAGTGTAACTTCAGATCCAAACCAAGCATTGGTAACTGCTACTGGATCAAATACACCAAGGACATTGGCAAATAGATTTGCAGACACAATTAATGCACTTGATTATGGTGCAGATCCTACTGGAACAAATGATTCTACTACAGCATTACAAGCGGCAATTAACGCCGCCACAAACAAGAGTCTGTATATTCCTGCTGGAACATACTCTGTTACTTATTTAAGTGGTATAAGCAATATTAACATATATGGAGATGGGATTAATAAAACCATCCTAAAAAGAATTTCATCTCAAACAAACAACAATAGCATTTTACAATTTACATCTAACAATAACTTTATTGTTAAAGGCATTACCTTTGATGGGAATAAAGCAAATCAAACATACGGATCTAATAACTTTACTGTTTATCAATGCTACCAATGGATCGTAGAGGAATGCTCATTTATTAATGCAAAATCTGTTAGTGGATACGGTGCTGGTTTTGTTGATAGTATGGGTCTTGGCAAAACAACAAAGACCCCATCAATATTTAATAATAACATATGCCAAAATAATGATGGTTCTGGATTTTATCTTAATGAAGATTGGTATATAACATTAGATGGAAACTCTTTTATTTCTAATGGTGTAAATGGCGTATCCGTAGCTAATTATGTATTCCCTCCGATTGCAAATGTTTCAAATTCTTTAATTATTACCAATAATAAAGCAATTTACAATTCTGGTATTGGAATTGGAGTTTATGGTTATTATACAGGAGGAACACCATCAAATCCTTATTATGGCCCAACCGTTCCTCAATCAGATGATGTTGTAATAGCAAACAACCTTTGTGGAAACAACGGGTCTTATGGCTTAATGTTCCAAGGATCTAATGGTTCAGTTAATGGAAATGTATGTTATAAAAATGGTTATTCAACATCATATGCTGGAGGAATTTTGTTTAATTGTGCAAATTCTGTTTGTAGTGGTAATTCTACAAGAGATAACCAAGTATACGGAATTGATGCTGGTGGATGTTTTAATAGCGTTATTTCTAATAACCAATGCCAATGGGAAGGAGCTACAGCAAATGCATCGGCAACTTTTATAAATATTGGTGCATCTGTTTCATGTTCATGCATTGGAAATAACATCCAAATGGCTGGATCTACACAATGTTATGGAATCGGATTTGCTGGCGTTGATGGAGCAAGCTCAACATCTCCATTTCCAACCATTGGATCATATGCAACAATTTCTAATAATAGCATTTATCTAAATAGTAATGCAAATAGTGTTGGAATACTTATTTCAAGAGTTCCTATTAATGCATTAATTTCCGATAATTATATTCAAGGTGCTTCTGCTGTAAATAACGGGATTATTTCTTATGCAAGTTCTCAAATTAAAGGAAATTATGTTTTAGCGGCTGATACATATAATGCATTTATTCCAACATTTACTGCCGCAAGTACGCTAGTGATTCCAGACTATGTTGAAACATTTTACATTACTGGAACAACGACAATAAATAACATAAGAACATATAGCCAAGATGTTTTTTATCAAAAAGTTAGTGATGTCCAAGTAACTAATGGTGGATCTGGATATACTCCTAACTCTAGTGTGCCTGTTATCTTCTCTGGAGGTGGAGGTGCAGGAGCCGCCGCTACCGCCGCTGTAGATAACCAAGGACAAATAATTGGAGTTACGATGACTAATTATGGATCTGGATATACTTCTCCTCCTTCTGTTGATTTTTCTTCTGGATCTGGAGTGGGGGCCGCTGGAACAGCAATCGTTGGAGTAAACAATTCTGAAGGTAGAATCTTGAATATTCTTTTCCAATCAACTTGTGCCATCCAAAATGGTGGCAATATTTATCTTGTAGCAAATGTTACAGCAAATAATCGTACTACCCTTGCTCTTTGTGGAGCATATGGAAACTGGTATAGAATTGCTACTTCAGTAAATGCTTAAGTAATTAATCGTTCCTAATTGACTTCAGATTCAAATTCAACTACAACAAACTAATCTATGTCTTGCGGATGTAACAATAATTATGGCGGGTGCGGGTGCGGAAACTACAATACTGTTCAGTACGCTCCCCCTGCTTGCAATCCTAACTTTCCTACAGCTTGTTATCCTCTTGGAACGGGTGTAATCCAACGTGTAGTTGGCGAGGATTCATCTTACTGCAAATATACTGTCCCTCCTCTTGCTTCCAATAGCATCCTTTTTTACAACGCATCTACTGCCTTGGTAAATTGGGCTGATGCTTCTGTTTCTAATCCTATCTTCCTTGGCAATGGTTCTACTCAAGCGACCGCAAATTCTGGAAAGCTCCAAGCTACTACTCCTACTGGTCAACTTGTAGCATTAACTCCTGGCACATCTGCTGAAACCCAATTTCCTATTGTTTCCCCAAGTGGAACAACTACGACTTGGGGAACCATTGAAAATCTTATTCCAAACCAAGGAATTGTTTATAAAAACTCATCCAATGTAGTTGCTCAAGCTCCTCTTGGAACTTCTGGTCAAGTTCTAACAATTAACTCAAGTGGTGTTCCTGCATTTACTACGCTTACTACAACGAATCCAGCATTTATTGATGCTCGTTCAGTAAATATTTCTTACGCAAGCCCATCAACTCTCAATGTTGCTTTTGGAAATTTGGTAGTCCAAAATCAATCTGGATCTTATATTGCTGTTAATAATTCTTCTACATATACTCTTAATACAGCAGTAAGTGGAATTGCAAATAGCCTTGATGTTTCTGGCGGTTTGAGTGCATCGACATATTATTATATTTTTGCAATTTACAATCCAACTACATCAACAGTAGCTACACTTGCCTCTGCAAGTCCAACTTCTCCAACTCTTCCTACTGGTGCTGGATATACTTATTACAGGTTGATTGGATTGCTCCGCAGTAATGCGTCTTCCCAAATTGATCCTTATTACAACCAAAATGGAAGGGCTGTAAATCTTGGTCAGACTGCCAATGTTGTTGTCTCAACACAATCAACGCAAGCTACAAATAAGTATTGGTCTGGATCTGTTTCATATGCTCCATATCAGTATGTTGATAAGGCTTTCTTTAGGTTTAGCCTTGTTGGAACATCTACAACACAAACAGCAAATGTAATTATTTCTAATACAACTGCTGGAACAACTGGAGGAACACAACCTCCATTGGCAACTACGTCAGAGATATACGGAGCATTCATTGTTGCCCCCGCTTATGGCACAACAACAAATGCAGTTTATGGCTCCACAACTTGCGTGGTTCCCAATGGCTCAAATAGCTATTTTAACATTTATACTACGTCTGTTCTTGGAACTGGTGATTCGTTTGCACTTCAAATCTCTGGTTACGAGTTGAGCTTCCTGTAATATGTCACAGGACGGGCGTGTTTACGATGGATCTACTGAAACGATTGCTATGGATGCAGAGACGCATCCAAGTAATCTTCCAGCAACATATGTTGCATCTTGCGTAAATCGTTCTTTTCGCCAATCAATAAATGGCACAAGACCACCATTTACAGAAATTGCAATATCGCCAGCATTTGGACAAGATCCATCCATTTTGAATGATTTCCAAACTGGAAACTTTCAAGGTGCTTGGCCTTATAAAGCAATCAAAACAGGTTCATCAGATGGTTTTGTAATATCAATTGCTGGAACTATTTATTTTCTTTCGATTGTTAATAATATAGGAACTTTGTACAAATTAATTAGCGGAAATGATCCCACCATGATGCATACATGGTTTGTTCAAGCAGAAGATTGGATATACATTCAAAATGGCTATCAAGATCCAATTGCATGGAATGGCGACATTTCTGGATCACCTACAAATCTGCAAGCTAAAGGAAATGGAACTAATAGTATTGTATTAACATGGACTGATAATGCTCCTGGTGCTGTTAATAACGAAATCCAGATTCAATATAATGGTAGTGTTTTTGAGACAATTACAACGATTCCATATACAAATACATCATATACATTTACTACTTCATCTGCATCTACCTCTTATTCTTTCCAATTAAGAAGTGTATATCCAGATGGTTCATCAACTCCTTGGTCAAATATTGCTACTACTACTGTTTCAAATACAACCATCACAAAGGCTCAACCAAATACGATATTTAGATTAAATCCAGTAAAGCAACAGATGCCTATTGGTACGATCATGGCATATGCCTATGGGCGAGTTGCAGTAAGTGATGCGAATAACAACATCTATGTTTCTGACATCATTTATGGAAATGGTTTTACTAATACGGCGAATACGCAAAACTTTACTGAACAGACTTATTGGAATGAGGGAGGATCATTTACTCCTCCTGCAAATCTTGGTTTGATTACTGGCATGAGGGTGATGCCTTCCCTCAATATTAATGTTCGTGGTCAAGGTGAACTTGTGGTATTTTGTGAGAATGGATCTTTTACATTGGATCTGTCCCAAGACAGAGCCACTTGGCAAGCGAGCAACATTCAGAAAGTTTCACTTATCGGGCGTGGATGCCGTTCTCCTTGGAGCATTTGTGGTGTCAACAACGATGTGTATTTTCGCTCTGATGATGGATGGGCGTTCTACAACAACGCACAAGTAGATTTCTATTCTGCATTATCTTTCCGAAAGATCAGTCGAGAAGTTCAGCCTTGGGTCAATTACGATACTCCTTGGTTAAGGCAATTTGAGAGTGCAATGTTTTTTGACAATCGCATTATCGCTACTGTTTCCCCATTTACAGTTGCTAATGCTAATCCCAATTATGGTCTTCATCGTCCTAGCAGGGCAATGATTGTGTTGGATGTGGAGCAAGAAAGCCGTATTGATCCAAGTGCATCTATGCCTTCTCGCTGGAATGGATTGTGGGAAGGGCCACAACCTACGCAATTACTGACAGCACAAATCAATGGCGTTCAGCGTGGGTTTGCTTTCTCGTTTGATGCTGATGGCGTAAATCGTCTATATGAGCTTCAGAATAGTAGCGTTTTGGCTACAGGAGTTGATGATTACTCGCAAGTGTATGGAAGTGTACCTATTAAATCATATTTCATTACCAAGAGATTTGATTTTGTTCCTAACCCTGGGGCCAGCCGTTTCGTTCGCAAACAATTGGTAGGAGGAGAAATCTGGGTATCCAATCTAAAAGAAGCCGTAACTGTAGATTGCGAATTTCGTCCAGATTCATACCCGTGTTTTAATACGCTTTCTCAACCAATTACAATTGGTCTTGATGAATGTACGCCTGTAACTGATGGATGTGTTCCTGCTATATCACAACCTCGTTATCGCCAGTTGAGATTCCCTTCTCCAGACATTGATCAATGTGAAACATTTAATGAAATTCCCGTCCAAGAAGGTGCGGAGTTCCAAGTAAAGGTAAACATTTCTGGATCATGCATTGTAGATAGGGTGAGGCTTGCGATTATCTTCAATGACAAGATTGATCTTCCCCAAGGAAATTGTGCAGATACCTTTTATAATGACCCGACTCCAATTCAATGCAGTTGCCAACCAGACTTGGATTACTATCGAATTGTTCCATTAACGACTGCCGTTTCTTCCGTTGCTGGTTAAAAGTATTGCAAGAAATATAAAATCACTCTATAAGTTGATCAATTATGCAGAATCAGAGTTCTCCAGCACAACTTCTTTTCCCAACAGTACCAGCGAACTACTGTCCAGAAGGAAGTTGGAGTGATATTTTTAACAGCTTTATTCAGTTGTATTTGAATAATGGTACTGTAAATATCCCTGGTCTTGGACAAGTAACTCCCTCACAGATTCAAACAATAAATCAAAATATTCAAAATCTTCAAAATGAATATAATGCTTTAGCAGTAAATCAAAATAGCGGAGTATTTAATGTTGTAAGTCAAAATACCCCTCAAACATTTGTAGCTAGTTTTGCAACTGCAATGCCTAACACTAATTATACCATTAATGCATGGTTTGGTTGTGTGAATGGTACAGGGACAATTACTCCAATGTCAGCATGGGGAGTCGTTTCTTCTACTATTTCTACTACAGGAGTTACATTTTGGGTTGCAAATAACAATACAGATATAACAAAACTTTACTGGTCAGTATCTTCTATCGCATCAAACTAACCTAAACATAACCCCAAACTAAAATGGCAAAGAACACAAATAGGGCCACCGAGCCTAAACTACAGAGCGAGGGATTCTCCACTCGTGGAACCATCAAGGAAGGAATGTCCAACCACCCCAAGGGTACGGAGTTCAGCGGCATCTTCTATTCGGGTGCTAAACAGCCAGAGCCTACTTCTCCTGGTCGCGGAAGCTCCAAGAAATAATATGGCATCTCACGGCGTACAATACACGGTTGATAAGACCGAGCGTGGTGTTGTTTCCGATCATGCCACTCCTCAACCTATGCAGAGGGTGCAAATTCGGAACGATATTCCCACTATTCGTGCCTACAAGGATGCTCGTACTGCCCGTATCAAAGCCATTGGCGAGTCCTCGCAGAGTGCATTCTCTGTTGGTGGCCCCGCTAATGAGAGCGGTATGGGAAAGAACGCTAATCCTTTTAATTGCGATTGGCTGTAAGCATGAAACTCCCAAAGCTCCATACACAAGGAGCAATGAGGAGCAAGATGCTAAGGGTGAAACAAGCACCTTCCATCAAGCTATCTTCCTTGCCAAGCGTAGTTGGGCCTAAACGCCCAATGACACGCTCTCTTGTTGGCAAGCCGATCTCGCATGGAGAAATGATCTAATCTTATGGCATCTCAACTCTACGATGTAGCATATATTACAGAAGCTATTAAGCCATATGCTGGTAATAGCGGAACTTGTAATCCTGCATTGTTGTTGAGCTACATGAATAAGGCTCGTCGTCTTCTGTGGAATAAGACCGACATTGAATCGACCTGTGAGTATGTCTGTATCGCTTGTGTAAACGGAATCCTTACCCTTCCTAGCCTTTACAAACAGGTTCGTCTGGCATGGATTGATGGCGTTCCTGTAAGCCTTGGAAATGAATGGTATCAATCAATCCCTCAAGATTCTTGGGGAGATGCCGCAAGTGGAGGATATGGAAACGGATGGGGGCAGGGATATGCTTGGAATGGTGGCAATAAGAAGTTTATTGAGATTGGTGGAAAGCACATCACCTATCAGAACTATGATGCCGCCCCTTACCAGCTTTGCATTGAAAGTGAATCTCCTCTAGACGCTGGCAAAGAGATTACATTCTTTGGTGAAAATGCTTATGGAACAAGGATTAGTGAAACTATTACTCTTGGTTTAGCTCCTGCTTATTCTTATTCAGTTAATTTCTTCAAGACTGTTTTCCAATGTACGAAGGGACAGACTCAAGGAAGGGTGCGTTTGTATGCTTATGATCCCGATGCAAAAGCACAAATGCTACTGGCTATCTATCAGCCTTATGACATCAACCCCAATTTCCGTAGGTACTCTATCCAAGGCCGTGTAAAGGATTCGGTGATTCTTTACTGCAAGAAGAATTACCAAGACTTGTTTAGCCTTAATGATCAAGTCGAGTTTACGCCAGAGGCAATGATCTCTGCTGTGATGGCAGTTGTCTATCGTGAGAACAAGGGTAGTGATGAGCTTTACAATGTGTCTCTCCAGAATGCCATCTTTGAAGTTAATCGGGAAACTGCTGATCAAGAGGAGCCTACTGGTAGCGTGATTAGACAATTCTCAAATAACATGATGCTTAACGCCTTGATTCCTACTTATGTGTGGGATGATGGAGCTACATGGCCTTATTGATTTAATTATAAATATCTAATATAACACGCATATGGCATTTTCTGGATCTGGAACAGCAACGGGAGCATTAGGTGGAGCCGCATCGGGAGCGATGATTGGGTCTGTTGTTCCTGGTATTGGAACTGCCGTTGGAGCAGGAGTAGGAGGATTGATTGGAGGGCTTGGAGGATCTGGATTATTTGGAGGAGGATCTAGTACTGGATCTGGACTTCCGCAATTTAGTCCACAACAGGCATTGCAGTTAGAGCAACAGCAATACAATCAAATGGCCCCCCAAGCTCAACAGTTTGGGACAAATGTTTATAACCAAGCACAACAGAATGCCCTAAATCTTGGACAGCAATTTGCACAACAAGGAACCAAACAACAGATTGCCCTTCAGAATTTGGTTACACCTGGCTCTTCTGCCCAACGAGAATTAGCCAATAGACAGCTTAATTCTTACATCCAAGGACAAATCCCCCTAGATGTTCAGCAACAAATCAATCGTGAAGTAGCACAGAATCTTGGTGGTGGATTTAATCTCTTTACTGGCGGTGGACAGGCTCCACAGAACTTTGCTCGTAACCTTGGACAGACAAGCCTTGGTCTTTCTCAATACGGATTGAGTGCCGCTCCTACATGGCAACAACTAGCCAATCAAATGGTAGTTTCTCCTACTGTTGGATTCCAAGCTGGAATGCAGGGGACATTGCAAGCTACTGGACTAGGATCACAACTTGCGGCATCTGCCGCTGGATTGGGCAATCAGTTGGCAGAGAGCCAGTACCAAGGTGGCTTTAACCAATACCAAGCCAATCAATTGCAAAATCAGCAACAGGCACAACTTGGATTGCAGTTGGGGCAATTGGGATTGGAGGGAGCAAATGCTTTGAACAAGGCTAGTTATTTACAAAGCCTTTCTCCTTCTGCACAAGGCTATCAAAACACTATGGGAGGGCTTCCTGCCGCAACAGGATATGGAGCATATAACCAACCTGGGGGTGGATTTTATCAACAAGGGACAAATGTAATGGTTCCTGCATTTGGACAATAAAACTATGCCAATCGGATACGCCAATTTTTCTACGATCCAGCAGGGTAATCAACAAGTTATCAACTCTATGGCTGGCCTTGGTCAGCAGATTGCTGGAGCTATTGAGACTCATGCACAGACTCAAGCGGCTCAAGCTATGCTCCCTGCTCTTCAGCAAAGCTATCAGCAAGGTATGCAGAAGATTGCTAGTGGTGATCCTAACGGCATGGCAGACATCTATGGAGCCGCCGCTACAGCATCACAGATTCCTTTGCTTCAGCCCTTTGCTCAACACGCTATTACTACTGCCCAATCTGCCAATATCAACGCACAGCATATGGCTAGGACGCAAGCATTCTTGCAGGGTAAAAATCTAGCATTAGCCGCTAAATATCCTGGCTTTATTGATCCTTCTACTGGACAAGTTAATCCAGATTATAAACCTCAAGGGAAAACACTTTCGCCTCTTGATCAAGCTAGACTTGATAAGATGAATAGAGATGCAAATGTTAATCAGATTAATAGTTATAATGCTCTTTATAGTGGTACTGATAAAAACGAAGGTATTGGCTCGCTTGCTCAAAAAATCCAAGATGCAGTTGCAAGCGGATCTACTCCAGATGCCGCTGATATAAGGTCTTTCGCATCTAAAGTATCTGCTTATAAGCAAGCTCAAGGTGCTTATGCAAATCAAGCGGTTCCAAGCCCACAAATTGAAGCCGCATATCAACAAGTCCAAAGTCAGATTCCTAACCTAAATAGTTTGATTCAAAAAGAACAAGCAAAAGGAAAACCATTTTTGGGAATGTTTGGAGGCACTAATCCAAAGACGGTTGCAGAAATGCAAACTGGTATTCAACAACTTCAAGGAATTGGCGGGATACCTTCTTCTAAATCTCAATCAGCACCTTCCCAACAGCAGGATCAAGATTCTGGAATGCAACAAGGAAATGCTACATTTAAGTCACCAGATGATGTGAAATCTGCTTTCCAAGCTGGAAAAATCAGTCAAGATCAAGCGGTTCAATTGCTACAAGCCTTTCCAAGTAAATGAACCAAAATGAAGCACTTGCTTTTCTAAATCCATCTCAAGGGAATCAGTTGGGTACACCAGCCCAACCAGAGTCGATGTCCCCAGATGAAAAAGGGATACAGTTAGCTCCTCAACAAAAGGCTACAGGCATGAGTCAAGAGGATGCTTTGGCATTTCTTGGGGTAAATCAACAACAACAAAAAGCACCTATTCCAGATTCGGCTTATTTGAATGCTCCTATTCCAGAGCCAGAATTGCCATCATCTGATCCAAATAATTTAACTTCTAATTACACGCAATCAGTTCCTCAAGCTACGCCTCAACGATCACAAGGAATAAGCAAGGAAGATGCATTGGCTTTCTTGGGTGCATCTCCATCAGAGCAAACTGGAAAGACGATTAATTTAGAATCATTGCCGCCAGAGCAACAATCAAAACCTAGCCAGCTTACTTCTGCATTATCTGGAACATTTGAAGGAACAATGGGATTGCTTGGCGGTCTTGGTGCTGGAGCAATAACTGAAGCTATTGGAGTACCAACTACGGGGCCAATAGGACTTGTTGCTGGTGTTCCTGCATTCTTTGCTGGAATGAAGGCGGGTCAACTTGGAGCAAAAGAAATTGAAAAGAAGTTTGGATTTGAACCAGAAGTTCAAGCATCACAGCAAGCATACCCAAAGACTGCTTTCATAGGTCAAAATGTTCCTCAACTTCCATTAGCCGCTGAATCTGCCCTTGGGTATGGAACAAAGTATTTAGCAGAAGGCCTTGGCCCTGCTCTTGGTCAAGCGGCAACTCAAGCTGGAATTGGTGCGGTTGCTGGAGAGCCAATTCGTTATGGAGTAGATGTTGCGGCTCAAAAACTTGGAGCAACAGAAGAAAAGCCTCAACCTA